CAAGGTCAAGGTCAAGGTCAAGGTCAAGGTCAAGGTCAGGGTCAAGCTCAGGGTCAAGCTCAGCAATGGGGCCGACAACAAAGTCAAGGTCAGGGTCAAGGTCAGCAACAGACATCTAAAAGCTGGGAGAATAAAAAAGATTCCACGAGTGATTTTGGAGAAAATGAAAAAAAAGTGGAAAAAAGTAGTACAAGAAATGAATCTAGCTTCAGGCCATCTATGCCGACAGATCCAAACCAAGAAAAAAATAGAGAGTTTAGGGGGGAAAAAAGGCAAGAGGCCGGCGATGTAGATATTGGAAATTGGCGCACAGATGGGACTAAAATCGATTATGGCGCAGGAGAGCGCGGTTTTGATAGAACCTATAAAAGGTATACGGACGAAAGTTTTAGGAAACACCAAGGAAGGTACCCTACGAGCGACGGATATATACCCGGAGCTAGGATGAATAGATTTGATGATGTAGACCTAACCCCAGGAAAGAGTCGTTTCGCTCCGAAAGAAGAGGGGGAGTTAAAGCCAAAATCATGGGATCATAGTAGAAAGGATAGCAAAAGATATAGGCCGCCATCATCTAATTACGATGATATGTACGACAGGTACGGCTATGACCCGTTTCATACAGGTATTGAAAAAGGGGAGAAGAAGGCCCCGACCCAATATAAACCAAAACATAGCTTGGCCCATAAAAAAAGTGTGTCTAGATTTAGACAGGATATGCACGACGATTTTTGTATGAGCGAAGATGAGCTTCATAGGCAAATGGACTACTCAGATGATCACGATCAAATCGTCCAAGGAAAATCGTTTGTAAAGTTAAGCTCCGATAAAATTAAAGAGATGCTAAAAAATTCTGAAACATCTAAAGACGCACTAAAACAATTAGAGGATTGGGAATTAGAATTGGAAGAAGACGTTAATAGCGAGGCCGGCATAACTGATAAAGATGCGACCCCCTCTCCAAGAGACGAAAAATTGGACTATCAGATGGAGAGTTGGGCTGGTGCATATAAAAAGAAATCTGGCCAAGTTACCGGTGGAAAGGGAGCAATAGACTATAGGAGTAGTGCCGATCATTTGCAGCTCTTAGATGAAAATATGATTATATTCATGAAGGTCCGTGACCTTATAAAAAAGATGTTGACAGAGCATGACATAACTAGAAAAATCGACGGGGAACTTTCTTTTTGGGATAGAAAAATAATAAGGGATGCGCTCGCGTTTAATCATACAAGGATACCAGCGGATAAATTTACAAGGCCATTAGAAAATAATATTGTATTTTTTGTCGACGTATCCGGATCGGTTTCACATTTGGCCAACCTTTTTATGTCCCTAATAGGTGGGGTTTTAGGAATGCCGGGGGTTAGGGTTGTGGTTGGTAATGAATCACACGCAACCAAAGAATTGGTTTCAGATAAACCCTTTTCAAGCCCGAATGAATCGTTGAAGTTTTTAGAAAATCGAATATCCTTATACGATGGAACACAAGAGGGGTGGTTTCGAGAAGACGATAGGAATTTTGAACAAGGAATAATGGAATTTTTAAACCACTACAACCTTTTCAAAACCACCACTACATGCATCTTTTTTGGAGATTTGCAGGGGACGAACATAGTAATTCCAAGGGTCAGAAAAATAATCCATAAATGTCAGTGTCTATGGCTGTTCACCGATTCGCCAGGATACAGAACTTACAATAATGACCACGCAAAATTAGTAGAAGCTGGAATGGCGATAGCATATAACGTAAATAATGCTAAGAATTTCGCATACTCTGTTTCTCGTTTTCAGAATATAAAGCCTGGTTTAAAGATATGTCCAAATTTGCTCACAGAAAATAGTTAACCCGTTAAATTGGAGGATAAGATGTCTATGGACGCATTCTCGAATCTTAATTAAGGCAACACGTGCATAGTGTTTCTTTGTAAGTCGCGAAAGCTTTTTTTAAGATTCGTAAAAAAGCCTGTAGAGGTAATAATACTTTGAGCTCACGCAAAAAGCGAAGCTTGTAAATCTGATTTCGTTAAAATCGCCTGCAAGCCCTAGATATAATGTGTAGGGTGGGTTTTATCGGAAAAGGATGGATTTTTAATTTTGGCAAGCTTAACGTTCGAATAACCAATCCGAATTAATTGAGCAATATGTTGCGCTTAATTAAGGAGGAAAGGAAAATTTTTGAATATGAAGTGTTTGGAAGGTTACATCGTTGCAGCGATCTAAACCGTAGTAAAACGCCAATCTATTCGAAAAAGTTTTGGTACTTGTTAAAGCACAAAAATCCAAAGGGTTTTTGATCTACATTTAAAATCACTGGGTCAAACCTAAAGACAAACTTAATTGAAGTGTATGAATGTCCGACCAACCCGCATCCTAATGTGGGGCGCCTTAGGTCGATCAAAAACTACAATTAATTGTGAATAGATAAGAAGATAGATAATAAGCCAAATGAAACAGGCCGAATTATTAATCCTCATATTAAAGTTTAAATCTTAGTTTTGAAAAATAGAACCTTATTTTATTTTCGATGTCGTAGTTAAGGCGAAATTACGACGGCTGAGTTGGAAAGTGAACGATAAAACGTAGATAGGATCGTTTACCGTGTGCCAGATTTTTTACACCTAGTCTAATTGTTTGGATTATGATGGTGAAAAAAAAATAGCATAATTTCCTATAATAAGCAAATCAACCCCATGTTAGGGGTCTACAAAATGCCATTGATCAAAGGCAATAAAAAACGATAAGAGGAAGAAATTGCAAATCGCAAAATTTGGCAACATTAAATTCTAAAGCGACCACGCAATAGAAACCCATTTTTAAGGGGCTAGAGGTGAGGGGAAAACCCTCACCTCGTATGCCTTCTTGTTCTTTTCTTTAGTTTTTAGTATAATATTTACATGATGGAAATAGATAAAAAGTTCTTAAGCCTAGCGGAACCCATTAAAGATGATGGCGGAGAGAAGAAAATATCCAAGTGTAAGAAATGCCTAGTCAAAGCGGTATATAAAAGCTTTTGCATAAACTGCGGGAAATACTCTTAATTTATGCAAAAGCCTTTAGACATCCTTTTAGAAGACCAAAAGACATCAAAATATATAACATCCAGCACTATAACTAAAGAAAAAAATCCGTTTGATTCTAGGGCTCAAGTAAGCCTATTAAACGACTCCATAATAGGTTTCTTAATAGATGAATATATACATCATTCTGAACTATACTCGCTTATATTCGAAGCCGAGTTGAAAGGAGCAATAATGAACGTCGACGAATTTGTGGCGTTAAATAACGGAGACATAATTAAAACATCAGACCTATGGTCCATTATTTGTTCTTCTATAGTTAAGTCTCAAAAAAATCACATTATACTAAAGTGTAAGGAAGGTGTTGATTCTTTTTTGGTTTTGGATTTGGATAAAATCGTTTCTAACGATCGTCTAGACTTCTATAGAATGAATAGAATGATACAACAAGTTTTTGTATCGCTTAAAGATGAGGGTGAAAAAAATGTCGAGCATAAATGGAAAATAAAAAATATAGGCAAACTTATAAAGAGACAAATAGATAATGGATCGTTGTCGCCCTTGTCGCGCTTTAAGATTATAGAAACCATCTCAAATGTAGTCGAACAAATAAACGACACGTTTAGAGTATTTTCTTCTATAACAAATTTGAAGTATTCCTTAGCGTTGGATGTATTATCCCTGTCTGACGCACTTGGAAGGGAAAGAATGAATAAACTCCAATTCTTCATTTATTCGAGCCTGGGTCAAAAAACCCCCATAGTTCCACCGTTGACCTTTATAAAAAAAGGGGGTCAAAAATCGGGTTCTTACGATGATTTACACCGTATATTCGAGTTTTCTCTTAAGAATAACGCGGAAGAAATCATCATTTTGTAGGGATATTGTTCCGAAACTTCTGGCCTTGTTACTTCTATCAGTGGATCGATAGAAAGAGGATGATATATGAGCTTCTTTAGAAGGATAGCACATTTTACTACCGTTCTTGTCGCTGGTCTGTTTTTGGCCTCCAAGCTTCTTAGGAAAGTTGGAGAGGCTATTTTAGACGTAGCTTCGAAAATGAATACCGTCGTGGCGTAATCACCCTATTGGAAAAACGACATTAATTCGTCGTGCCCAATATAGTGATTAGCTAAACATTTATTTTTTTAATTCCTTACACACCACGACAATGAAATAAAAACAAATATATACATGGTCTTCTAAACAAAAAAGCCTATATTTGGGCGGGGGCCTTCCCCCGCCTCTTTTAGCCAAAAAATAGCTTGACTTTTTTTTAGCCATGAATTAACATTAATATTATGAGAATAATGGGAATAGACCAAAATACTCATACAAGTGGATTCGTTATAGTTGACCTCTCCTTAAATGAAAATGGAGAGGAAGTAATAAAGGTTGTTTATAGCGGATTTCCAATCAATGCTAAGAGATCAAAAAAATTGCAAGAAAGACTATATGAAAAGTCTTCGCACCTTAGAAAAGGTATGCATAAAATACTTTCCGAATACAAACCAGATATAGTTATTAGGGAAGAAATAAATCCAAGGGGATCTTCATCGAATCAAATTAATATGGTCAATGGAATCTTAGATGCATACTTCTTTTCAAAAAAATATTCGTTCCTAAACGGAAAATATAAGCGAATCACGCCCGTGGAGTGGCGTAATATAATCATCCCAAATTTCCCCAGATTTAAGAAAACGACGATAAAAACCAAAAAAGAATATTGTCAAATATTCATAGATAATTTATCCGAAAGGAATATAGAGGGGTTTGAAAAAATATTCCACGATGCGGATCTACTAGACGCATTCGGCATGGCCTATGCGTGCTCCGTTGGAATGATGGCTGGAGAGAATGAAAAGTATAGAGAAAGCCTTGGGGAAATTCCTGCTAGGCTTATAGTTAGTCGAAAAACTGGCGAACTTAAAAAATGGGACTAAGGAGGGCGTATGGCGCTTCGGTTTTCTATTTCAGACCTATATAAGCAGTCTCTTATCGGCGTAGAAGTTTTGGTAAACGGCTTTATATTCAGCATGAGCAAAATGGATAGGAATGAACATGGCTCATTCCTAAGGATAAAGCTATTCGATGGCAAGTCATTTATAATGGCAACCGTATGGGATGATAGCGCCGATTTCTGGTTATCTCTTTATGAGGACGGATATAACTATATATCTGAAGCCGAATTTAAGGTGGTTAATTATAGTAGTCGAATAGAACTTCGAACTAACTCTATAACCAAAGATGCCTTTAAAATTAAAGACGATAAAGAATTATATAACAGAGGCTTTATAGATCCAAAAAAAACCATAGCTGAATTTAATAAAAATAAAAAACTTATAGCGGAAAAGAATAATAGAAACCTTTTGGATGCCATTATAGACTTCGTTAAGGATGGGGAAAATGGTCTTCTTTCTATGAACGAGCCCCGTTTAAAACCAAATGAAACTCCGGGGTCGTCCTATGATACGCAATTCCCGTTCAATTATGGAATGATTTCTAAGGCTAATTTAGCGATGGACTATATGAGAGATTTATTTAGTCGGTTCCCCTATCTAAAGGTCAAACTAGATACGGATGCGTTATATATTGCAACCCTAGTGTTTTTTTTAGCCCATACTTTCCTTTTTGAGCAGAATGGGGGTGGCGGATATAAAGTGAGTACGATAGGGGGAGCTCTAACCCCCGAGATGGCAAGCTCGATTCTACTCTCTAAAATTGAATCGCAAGGCGATATAAATCTAAGGGTTGGAAAATTAATTTCTTCCATAGGGAAGGTTCCCACTATACCAAATCAAAAAACAAGCAGGACGCTCGAAGAAGTCGTACTTGATAAGGGAATAAAGCATGCCTCATCCATGGGTGACATATTGTATTTGGCTGAAAGAGAAGAGGAGGTTCCATGTCGATAGATATAGATAATATAAAACGAATAGTAGAAAAAGCAAAAAAGAATGGGAAAGTTAGAGACCTTAAAAAAAATGATGAGAAAAAAGATAAGGAAGAGGAAGAAAAAGCCCAGGTTGAAGTTGGGGATATTACCGAGACAAAATACTTAGAAGACTTTTTAAGGCTAATTAAACATATAAATGGAGTTGTATCTGAATTTGCTTCTGACGAGGGGGCAGAATTTATGGGATTTCACTACTCCAATTTAGAGAAGGAGCTTACTGAAATGAAGTCCGAAGGCGAGGATGAAAAAATAGGGGAAATCATACGCACTATAGTGTTGAACGAGATAAATTTCCTAAACATAGTATTTGGACCATCCATTTTTTTAGCAGAAAATCCTGAGGTTTTATATAAAAAAGAAATGGCACAGTTTTTATTACTCAAGCATGCCAACTCCCTGAAAATAGAATAGACGCTCTGATATACTAAATATGACCTTCTTTTTAATGATGGGGGCTTTTTCTATGGGATTACAAGAGACGTTAATTAAAATGATGCAAAAAGAAGCGCCAAGCGCATTAACTGGCGCTTCTCTCGGCTCTATAGTCGGGGGAACCTCTGGATATAATGATCCGCATAATCCACACAACGTTTTAAATACCGCCGAAGAATCAATAGGTGGCGGAATTAAAGGCATGGGGTTGGGAGTTGGGGCTGGCCTGACAGCGGGACAAATATCCAAAGTTATGGAGGGTGGTCCTGGTAAATTAAAACATCTTTTAGGTCTTGGTGCCGGTCTAGGCACATTGGGTGGAATTGCAAAGTCATATACCAATCCGTTTCAGAGGTCCGATATATCCGATTACGCATCCTCAGGATTGGAGGGAGGAGCCATAGGTTCTTCCATGTTAGGCGGAGGGGCGCTAGCCCATAAATTACTAAGCGGAACAAAAAACCCGTATATAAGGACACTTGGCACCATCGGCGGAGGATTAACATCGGGTGTTGCTGGGAATCTGGGGATTCAAAAAATTAAGGAATATATAGATGGGATGGGTCAACAAGGCCACACACCTCAACAATATTATCAACAATACGGCGGGTACTAATATGAAATTAGATAGTTTTAAAGAGTTTTTAAAAAGAGCCAATAATGATTTTCTTGAAACGCAGGAGGATGTAGAAAGAAAAGAGGTAGATGAAGCCGCCATCGGCGAAACTCGCAATAAAATAGAAACCGACGCTCAGAATAAAATAAATGAAGTAAAAGCGCTATATGAAGAAAAAGTTAATGATATAGAGCTAACAAAGATATTAGAAGAAAGGCAATTAGAAGAGAGAACTAAAATGGAAATGGAAGGGGCAGAACAGGAATTTATGGAGGGGGCCCAGTCTATATCTGTTGAGTCCGATGAGTTGAGTGGACAATTCCTGTCCGACGAAGATATGGATGGACAACTTTTAGAACAAAAAGCTCAAGAAAAAGAACAAGAATTACAGGAAGAACATAATTTAGAGCAGGCTGGTGGAGGGGGCGGACAACAAGATGAAAAGGTTGATGGCGGTAATATAAGCGATGGAATGATGCCGCAAGGATCGGTTGGCGGGGGAGGAGAACAAAAAATGTCCTCCGAATTAATGTCGTTCGCATTGCCGGATAGAAGATATCCGGTTTACAATAGAGAGCTAGCTTATAGATCGTTGGAGATAGCTAAAGTTGCCGGCGATGAATATGAAATGAAAAAGGTTTTTGAGGCGGTTGTAGAAAATTTCGGCGTAGGTTTTTTTAAGATATCAGACGATCGAATGTCGAAAGTGGCTGCCAGCTATACGGGACTATCCCCGCTACGAGATCAAAACTGCGCAAAGTGCCGGTTTTTTTCTGTTGGTAAAATGGCGTGCGATAAAACGCATGGAAAAATAGCTGCCGCTGGATGGTGCGATAATTTTAAACCATCCGTTTAGTAGGAGGAAAAATATGGGAATTTACTTTGATTCAAATAAAGAATATGATTTAAACGATCATATTGAACGAGGAAATATGGAGGACCTCGCCAACTTTATAAAGGAGGGCGAGGATACTATCCCATCATATATACTGAGCGGGGAATCCCCCTACCACGACCCAAAACAAATAGGTGACGATGGTTTCGCCTTGGTTATTAAAGAGGGAGCAGAGTCGTTTCGTAGATTTCCAGTTCATAGCAAGGCTGATACTTGGATGACACAACAAGCCTTCATTAAAACGTGTCATTCCTTGCCTATATCGTGCGTGGGTCGTACTGCCCACGTTATAAAGAGCGCGTGCGAATTCTTTGATATAGAGATAAACGATTTCGTGAAGCGAGCTTCTGGAAAGGCTATAAAATTCGAAAACGCATCTTTAAATACAATAGATTTTAATGACCACGATGTTTGCTTCCTAGAAGATAAATTAGCGTCAGATATGCAAATGGAATTTCATTACGCACTCCCATCTGAGGAGAGATATCCGCTAAATACTCAGAAGGAAATCAAGATGGCCTGCGAATATTTTCAAAAGCATGCCGAAGAACTAGGGAGCCTCGGAGAAGCCGAAGAGTTTGCGGAAAATGTTAAATTGGCCTGTATAAAATTTAACGTAGATATTCCAGAAGCCATATATGAATGTACTGACGATTACAACCCCATCAATCTTGAGGTTATAAAGAAGGCGGTAGACGATAGAATTTATGTAGCAAATAGAATGTGGGATTCTAAACGTGTCGCCAATATAAAGTTGGCCTACGATAATATTATCGAGAACGCCCCGTTTTTAAAACCGAGCGAGGTAATACATAAAATGGAAGAGGTGGATAGCGGCATGATGAAGATAGCCAAGTATAACCACTTTCAAAAACCATCCGACATAATTAAAATATCCTCTATTTTTGAAGGCAAAGACATAAGTGTGAATGAAACTCACGTTTCTCCGAATTTCGATTCAACCATGATCGAAGGGGAAGAGAGTGTAATAAATTCTGGAAATCACGTCCTTAATGACGAAGAATATGAAGCGTTGGAAACGGCCTTTAGTATGAATCCGAAGAGTCTCCACGGTTTTATATCGGATGAAACCATAGAAGGTTTAATGGTTAATTTCCGTGAGACCTATGAAATGTTGCCGATTGATGATAAACTTACAATCAAACAAGTATTAACGACTCATATGGAGTAGTATGTCTTCGATCAAAAAACATGCAGCTAATTTTTTAAAGAGGGGCGAGGGAGAAGAAGGGCTTATAATCACATTGAAGGAAATAGACGAGTGTCTATCCCACTTCTGTGGCGATCTTTGGGAAAATCTCGAAGTAGAAGAAATAATTAAACGACTAACCGAAGGCGGAATAAGGTTTGATTCTAGGGAAAACGACCCGTTTATAAATAAATTAAACTCGTTCTTAACGCTCATTTTTTCTACTTCGTTTTTCGAAGACATAGATATTTTTCAAAAAGTCATTTTAGCAATCAACGAAAAATTTGTGGATATGGAAACATTCCAAGAAATTGATTTAACCGATATAATTTATGGGCTAAAAGAAATGAGGGAAGTCATAGATATGTCGAATCAAAATCAATTATTTTCCGTAGATATAAAGGCCTACGTTGCCGCCGTGGCGAAAAAAGACGGCCTCATCCTTCTACCGAAGGAATTAGAATTTGCACAAAAATTTTTAGATAAATTAAATGAAGGCTATACCGGAGACGATGTCCCGTCTAAGAGCGAAATATTAGAACGTATGGAAATTCATATTGATGAATTGAATGAAGAAGAAAGTTCCATAGATAGGCAAGTCCTAAAAATAAAAGCATTAGAAATGAAAACAAAGATTAGAGATAAAGTTGTGCATTAATGAGTTTCGCTACAAAATCCAGTATATTTTCTGATGCCTTCCTTAGTCAAAAGACTTACTCAGGGGGGTTTACCCCCTCCCCATATGCAGATTTAGCGACATCTCGCGCTCCAAAAGATCTAAAGCGGATGTTTCCGCTTTTGGAATATTATGCAAAGATGGACGATGTCGTTTCTCCAATAGTTCAAAAGGCTTCGCAGTACCCCATTATGCCGCTAGAATATTCAGCCATAGAAGAAGATAGAATTCGCAAGGTGGTTAAAGAAATATTCGAAGAGAATCTCGATGTCAGGAATTTTTTGATGGAACAGAATATGGACTATAATACATACGGAAATTCGTTCACATCATTAAGTTTCCCATTTAAAAGATGGTTTAAATGTAGGGAATGCAAAACCAAGATGTATGCAGATTTTATTTCTTCTTATAGGTTTAAGAATTGGAAATTCTACTTTAAATGCCCGCAATGCGGAGATAAAAAAAGGGATAAAGAATATGGCGATCAGTACGTTCTTAATAAGAGCGGAGTAAATCTCATAAAATGGAGACCTCATGACATCGATATTATAAGACATCCATATACGGGGAAGAGCCAGTTTTTTTATACCCCATCTAAGGAGAGAAGAAAAGAACTTTTGACGGGTAATAAATTCCTTCTCGACGGCACCCCCAAAATGATACTCGAAGCGATTAAGAAAAAGAAAAAAATCGTTTTTAACGATGGGGATATTTTTCACATGAAAAGGCCCGGGGTGTCTTCTCAAAATCAAATGAGCGGATGGGGAATGCCCCTAATATTACCCTGCATCCACCCTGGGTATTTAAAGAAAGTTTATATGAAAGCCTCGGAGGTCACCGGAGTTATTCGTTCCGCGCCAGCTCACTTCATTTATCCAGAAACAAATACGGGGGCTGGAGCTCACGGACAAATTTTACAGTCACACGACGTGACATTATTTCAAGAACATATAAGGCAGGAGTTAATTAAGCACAGGTTTGATCCTGGATATGTAATGACGTCTCCACATCCAATAGGGCAACAAATGCTTTTCGGAGATGCTAAACAATTTAACTATTACCAGGAAATAAAATATCAGGACGAACAAATTCTTTCCGCTCTCGGATATCCGAGAGAATTATTACAGGGGGGGTTACAATTTTCAAGCTCTTCTATAGCACTAAGAATATTAGAAACGCAGCTCCTCAAGGTATTTCATTACAACAATTCGTTTCTTAAATGGCTTTTCCTTAAGGTTAGCGCTAAGTTCTCCTTAGGAGATAACTCCGTGTCTATGCAAAAATTTAAAATGGCAGATGATATACAAATGCTTCAATTACAACTCCAAGAGTCTCGTGAAGGCGATATGTCTAGAAAACGTATTTGGGAAGGGGCGCTGGATATAGAATGGGACGAAGAACAAAGAATGATAGGGAAGGAAGATGAAGAAAAATATTCCCGATTAAAGAGGCGCGCCATAGCGGATGCGGAGATACAAGCGGCTGCGCAAGAAATAATGATGCGCTCTCAGGCGAAACAAATGGTTAAGAGCGATGTAGATCGAATGAAACAACAAGCCGTAGCCTCTAAACGAGATCCATCTTATGCCAAGAGAATGCAAATGGAACAACAAATGGTGCAACAACAAGGAATGATGCAGCAAATGGAAATGATGGCTAAGAATCAGGAAATGAAACAGCAGCAACAAGATCGTCTTATGGCCGACTCAGACCTAGAAAAAAATATAAACGAAAAAGAAATGGATCGTGAAGCTCGCCGCGAAGAGATGCAAGATAAACATATTGATAGGGAGTTGGAACGAGAAGACAAGGCTAAAGATAGAGAGGCGGAAAGGCAAGCTAAACTCGAAGATCGAGTGATGGATAAACAGATAAAAATGGATCAACATGATCAACAAATGAGGGGGCAGGCTAAGATGATGGGCATCCCCGACGAGCGTGGAGGAATGGGAGAAAACGAAATAGGCGCGGGAATGGAAAATGGAGGGGGAATGGAAAATGGAGGGGGGATAGCCTCTATCGTTAATATTATAGCGAGCAGGGAAGCATCGCCTTTCGAAGCGTTGAGATATATAGAAGAAAGAAGCCCGCAGCTTTATGAAGGGGTGGTGCAATATTTTATGCAAAACCAAGCCTCTTTTTCTCAGGATATAATTCAAGAAGTCATGACATACATCGAATCTAGAGGTGGGATGTAATGGCAAGTTCTGGGAAATATGGGAATTTTTCAATAAGGCAAATGGGGCCGTCGCTACCTGGGCTGGACGAACATAGCTCCAGACTTCCAAAGAATGGCGCCTATAAGAGTAGAATATTTAATTTATGTAGTCCGGATGAAAATAAAGAATTCGAACTTTTAATGACAGATATAGCCAAATGCCCGAAAAAATATTCTTATATAGAAGTGGATAAATTTAACTATGAACACTTCACCTATAGAGCGGTTTCCTTTTTCGAATTAAACGGTACGGTAGAAAAGGAGGAAAAAAAATCCTCCGTTTCTTTTGCCGATGTTATCTCTCCTTTTTTAGACGAAGAAAAGAAAGAGGAAAAAAAGAAGGAAAAGAAGGCAGTCCCTAAGAAGAAAAAGGTGAAGAAAAATGGATAGCATAGATAATGTAAACGTTCATCTCACCCCGATCACAAATACAGTCGATAATATTTATGGAGCATTCATTTATATAAACCATAATGAGGCGTCGGCATCATACGATGTGTATAAAAAAACGAGCTTAGACTCCGATTTTATCCTTCTAGATAACATCGTTTTGCACGATTATTTCTTCCCGCTACCAAAAAATATAACTACAGTTCAATTTAAAGTGGTTGGAAAGAAGAGCGGGGAATCTAATGTTACATTCTCTACGGAGATACTTAATATTCCGACTACCGAATTTTTCGTTACGATCACGGGATACCTAACCTCTATGGAGGGAACAAAACTTACTAATACCCTCGTCTACTATGAGCTCATGCCACACTACGTTGAATTTGAAGTGAATGGAATGGTAATAAATAAATCCATTGAGGGAGTAGCGGTGAGCGATGGAAATGGAAAATTCGAAGTCACACTCCCGGCGAATAGGGGGGCAGATGGATCTAAAGTCATAAATATGGGGAACACTTATTATGAATTTACATTCTCCAATTCATCCATTAAGAGGGAGATAAATATTGATGATGGATTGGCGCAATCATTTTCAGATTTAAGGGTGCCCGAGCGAATGAGAAGAAGACGAGATAACTTCCTAGATATGTTGAGGGTTTAAGTGGGAGCTATAGTTACCGGTAAAACTAAGTTTACAGTTTCTGGAAGGCATACTTGCGGGGACGATTGGATTCCCTTTACAAAAACAGAAAGCCTAGATAAGGAACTCGAAGAGATGTTAACTATTGAAGACGAAAAAACTGCCGTGGTCGGGTCATATTGGAAGGGGCCGTTGAGTTGCGGGGTTAGTTTAAAAGTTGAAATGGAATCCGCAAAATATGATCATGAAGTTAATGGTAAAAAAATATCTACCGAAGATGATGGAAACGATCAAATGAAGTTTACATTTTATGGCGGACAAGGCGTGGCTAAATTCGAAAGATGGTCAGAAGGGAATAAACTCTTCGATATCGATGCCTAACTAATATCTAAATTTTTAATGTCGAAAGGGTCGGAATTCGGCGAAATAACATCGTCTCCTGAATCTCTATCCCTCACTCTAATCAACGCCGAAGTATAATCGTTCGGCAATAAAGCTAATGAGTTCCAATTTATTCCCCTGCGCGTCCCCGGCGAAACGGCTTTTAAATGAGGAGTTCTCGTAACGTTGGCATCTTCGCTCCAAGAAGTGCCCCCATCAAGAGAGTATTCCAAATATATTTCATGGTTGGCATTGGATAGGCACAATAGATCGTATTTAATCGAGATGACCCCACTATTTCCTGTAACTGCCGGTTTAGAAATCGATGGCATGTTAGATATATTGAAAGAATTCGAGGCTGGGGAATAGACGGCACTCCCCCCATTTTCGTCTTGTATCCTAACCATAACCCCAACTAAGTTCCCATGGGTCAGCGTAGAAGTGTCCCAATTCACAAGGTTATCGTTTCCGTTAAAAACGTTCGTTATATCTGGGGTAGAAGTTATATTCGTCGTCTCATTCCAAGAGGCGCCCCCATCCAGGGTATACGCTAGCACCATTTTATGCGAGTACCCAGATGTATCTGCAAGATCATATTTCACCTCGACTATCCCGGCATTTCCGGTAACAGTCGGTTTGGTTATAATCGGAATCGGCTCATCCCCATGTATGTCTAAGAATGTCGTTATACTTCTCAGCTCCTGCGCCCTAATCCTTAGCTCCTCTATATATCTTGGTTCATTTATAAAAACTGAGAATGTCCCCCCAGACCCAGAAGCTCTTTTTCGAAATAAGAAGTAAAAATTGTCTAGAAAGTAGTCCATTCCGGATTTGATACTAGACAACCCACTATCTAAATCTATTTTCCACTGAACATGATTGAGAGGAACCCCGGCAGAGCTCATCCCGTCTATATGTGCCTTCAGACTAATTAACGCGGCTTGATAGGAGGTGTATTCATCTTCTGGAATTAATGATATCAACGTCCCTATATTGGAAGAAATAGAATCTCGGATTGAATCGAAGTTAGTCAATAGTTCGGCGGAGAGTGTAGCCTCGTTTTGATCTCCAATGATGAGCGGATATGAACCGAGTATTTTTCCGAGTAAGTTAAATAATTGCGGTGGAGAAGTTTCCCATACATTAACCGTTAAAATTAGCTTTAAAATATATTGATCTGAATATGCCGGCACATATCTATTTTCAAATATGGCGCCCCTTACGGGGAGACTAGAAAAGTTTTGAATATATGCCGGATCGCCTGGGCGTTTATATTGTGACGGATGAAAATCGATATTAAAGTTAGCATTCGTTTTTCCAGAGAACTCGCTCTTTAGCGCTTCGATATAAGATATAACGTTTGTGTCACTTAAAAAGGTTGTGTCTATTAGTGGAAGCTCTGGTGGAACAAAAAAATTCGGGGTAAACCCGGTAGATGGAGAAACTATCCCGGAATTATGCAGATCCACTTCATATGGCGTATCGTAGGCCTCCGTCAATATTGACCAATAAAGGAGCAGTATTCCATTGGGTCCTAGAAAATAATTCCAAGCATCGGTGTAAAATTTATCCTTCTCAATTTTTATTAGGAGGTCGGCCTCCATATCGGAGACGGTTTGATCTAGCTTATCAGCCTCCCTCCCCATCTCCGTCTTACCCGTAAGATATTCCCTCTCCCCATCATTATTGAATCGAATTAGGCTAGTTTCTAATCTAGTTCTAGACGTGGACGAAAAATTTATCGGCATTTAAATCAAGGCTTTTTTTATCGTTTTAGACCATACAATCTTCAATGCCTTTCTAGGAGCCACCTCCATAGTCTTTCCGTTTAAAGTCTTCGTAGTTCCAGCTCTTTCGTATATGTGTATCGTCCCAATCCCGGGGAGCCTAAATTTTCCTTCTTCCTTGAGTTGATTTATTACGAGGTTTACGAGGCAATCATAAAAAGCGTCTAAGACGCGTCTAGGAATCATTTGTATCTCCGCCATACTCTGCTTAAACGTCTTAAATTTATCTACTCTACTCATTATCGACTCCGTAGGCCGATTTAAGTGCGAGCATATTCTCAATTTTAATGTCTACAGAACGACAATGTGGGCACATAAACAACCCAAACGTTATGCCCGGATCGTTTCCTCTTACTTTTCCCGCAACCTCTAATGTTGCTTCGAATTTATCCATCTTTCTCCCAAGACCACATTCTTGGCAAATTACAGATTGGACAAAAAAACCTTTTTCAGCTTCGGTGTATTGCGGAGCCAACGTATGGTCCGATGTTTCTTCTTTAGACATGAAATCTCCTTTTCTTTGTTGTTACTGATATACTAGATGTATCCATAATAACACAAGAGGGAGTTTTTTATGACCTATACGCAAAAATTACATCCATTGGGTGCGGAAAAAATAAGAGAGAACTTTAAATTCTTTTCTAATGAAATCTGCCTAGCCATCATAGATGTAGTAGATGTGGAATCCTCAACCTTTGAAGCAGAAATATTCGATCCGCCAAAAGGAAGGCCCGTAATAGTTCCCTATGCCCATACCGGATGGTCATATGTGGGGGGTTCTGGAATCATATATATACCTCAGGTCGGAGATATCGCGATACTAGCCAGCATAGGGAAAGATTATTACCCTCTTGGATATACATCGATTCCCATATTGGGCGGCGATGAGAAGGGTAAAGAGAAGGAAAGCGGTAAAGATACGAACTATCTTAAAACGGCGACATATCAAAAGGGAGAAGGGGGCAAACCGAAAAAGCCGAATAGGTCTTGTGGAATGCTTAGACTCCCGCAGGGCGCGGCCGCGTTATTAGGTCCAAAGGGAACATCGGCCGTTATAACGAATGGAAGGCATGTTGAAATGAGGTCTTCTGAAGAATGCTCGATAGAACTTAAGGGAGACTCCGCGATCGCGGGATCTACGCCTATCATGTCATTTTTTTCCTTAGATGCAAAATTCGATTATTCCTCGTGTCTATTTGAATTCGAGCGGTTAACGGACCGCGGATCTGAAAAGGGGAACAAGGGGGCAAAAAAGAATCGTGGTTTTTCAGCTAAATTACAAAAAAAAGCTTTGGAAAAAATAAAGGGGAAAACTGGAACAGATGGAGGGGGCGGAGATTCAACTGCGTCTACGAATACACTCAACACCCAATTATTTTTCAAGACTACCGGTAGGAAAGAGGATAAGTATTATCAGATAACAACCGGTCATCATTTAGATAATAAAGAACATATAAGAGAAGAGGCACTAAAAAAACCAGATGAAAAGAATTCTGACACAACGAATGTGGACCCCTCCAATGATGTTGGAAATAAGGGATTTAGCATGGACGGAGCCATCCCGAAGGGGGGAAGTAGCGCGCTTTCTCCAAAAAACACCAAACCAACATCTAAGGGGAGAAACCATAATTCGCTTTGGAAACGCGTCCTTAAAGACGACGGAGAAATAATAGAAGCGTCTGAAGAAAATATGGAATATCAAACTCAAAAGGACTTTAAGATATTTGCAAAGGAAACATTGGCGTTTCTCTCCGAGAAAGAAACGCTTGTTTATGGAAAAGAAGATGTAAGCGTGCTGGGCGAGAAAAACATCACAGTAAATAGTCAAGATAAGATCTTATTAACAAACCAAAACGTTCAAATGGAATTTGGTGATAAAATAAAGGTAGATAAAGCTTCTAATAGCGAACAAAAGAAGCTCCCGAAGAAAACAGATGGAATACTTTAAAGGGAAAAAAATGGAATTATTTAAAAGAACTACTAGAGAAAAGACATCTTCCGATTCTATGGAAAAAGTTGCTGTGGGTACGAATTATGCTAAACTTAGTGAGAATTCGGAGAATTGGTCAGACGAAATTTACGACCAGGCCGTGAAGCAGCTCCCAACTCTAGCTGCCCAAAAAATGTTTGTCGACCTAGATATTGCGGATGACATACGAGGATTTGGCAAAGGTGAGCTCATTGTAAACGGAAAATTTACAGTTCCGTTCTTTATTTCAGAATTCATGCTATCCCCCCTCGATCTAGTAGTACAAAATAACAAAGTTTATTCGGCATCTAAAAAGAGACTCATGGAGTTGGTTCTTCAAGATAGGTTTCAATTACGAGAGGCTGGAAAAGAAGAAGAAAAACTCATTTCTTTAAATACCTCCAAACCTTCGCCATCTCTTGGCGGCGGGGAAAGTGGAAATTTCATACAAGATACTACGTACGATAATAAAATGGCGGGTGACTTCCACTTTGTTTTAGAAGATCCGGGTCCTTCATCTAGTGAATATATAGTTAATTCCATGGATAAATATACTAAGTCCCATGGGATGAAAATGGTAAATAAATTCGCTTGCGGACCCTTATTCCAATCGTTTAATGTTTCGCCGGAGAAGGCCAGGAACATCCTTAGTAAGGATGGCATGCTTTCTTTAACTCACCAAGATAAGGTGGCAGATGTGGTGGATGTCGGCGAGAAACTAGCTTCAAACCGAATAACTAAAAGCGGCGCCCATAGGGTCTATAGTATCGATAATGACAAGGCCTATGATGGGGTATATATTACGAAGATAGCCTCCCCATCGGACCAAGAATTTAAAAATCGACAACTTTTTTTATCATCTAATGGGGAATACTCTATCGATCAGAATATATATGGATCGTCGATTCCGTTAGATGGAGAAAGGTTTTATGATAAGGTTGCCGGAGAAGACATAAAGAAGGGCAAAAGGGGGGTCTTAGTTTTTGAATATATGGGAGAAAAACTAGCCTTTGGACCGTTTATCGTAACTAATCGTCCTAGCAAAGTCACTGGAAAGATAGCTTTCGATATAGCGTCGGGGGATGGAACGAACATGAAGATTAAGCTAGACCCGAACAAAAATAGAGCAGTCTACTTGCCATCATTGAATACGACTATTTTTCCCAGTAAGGTTGCATTCGTTCCGATAAATAGCCGATTAAAATTGGCCACCGACAACGAAAAACACCATACGAATGGAGATCGTCTCATAGAGGTATCTTCCGACGGAGTAGAATATATCCTTAAAGTTGCTGACGGAAAGGGTGGGATGAAAAAGAAGCGGCTAAATAATAGAGCTCAGGTATTAAACGAATTGCACGACGATGGTTTATCCGCAGCTCGTTCCGAATTAATGAATGGTAGCGACCTAAAAAAATATACCTTTCTAGGGAAGGCCGTAGATAAAATTACCGGAAAATCCATGAATAAAACCGAAAATATAACCTTAAAAGGGCCTAGAATTGGCGAAGAACGAGATGGCGATAACCCCGTTACAAAGTCTGCCGGGGAACACTTAATCTCTACGCTGATAGATAAGTTGGCTTATGGTTACAAACTAAGTGAAGCCGAGATGAGCAAGGTGGCTAGTATTTACGACGATCACGTAATTATGGTAAAAACGGCCATGCTCTCTTTAGACGACATAATACCCGAAGATAGGAAGACCGATAATATACATAAATATTTCGAATATATTCCGCATATAGAAAAAGTAGAAAATGCATTGGGAAATTTGTTGATGGAGGTGAGGTCTGGATCTCAAAAATTTCCCGAAAATTCATTAATGAATGCGATGAGGAACATAGGAGTCGTAAAAGACGCCTTAGTCATAATGCAGCAAACAGATTCGGTATAAATGAATATTCCTAGGCTTCTTTTTTTGTGGGCAAAAAACGCGGAGAATATAAGCTCGAACTTTATAGGCGGAAAATCTAAGTTGTCTCCGTCCGTCCAAAAAGGCGGGTTAAAGGCATTCGGAGGTAGAGCGACCTTGAGGGCTTCTTCCGCCCTCCCCGACCCTAAAAAAATGGGGAAGCTTTATCAAGAAGCATCTGCTATAACTAGTACAAAAGATAGGGTAACTCCATCTGTCGCAAATCTTAATAAACCGATAAGCGATATCGGCCTAAACTTTGAAAAGAAGAATAATGTCTAATGTCACCTTACGCACGTTTTTTAATAACTTCTTACTTTTATAATGGGTATGACATCACCGAATCGGTTTTAAATAAATTGGGCCTAATATTCGATGAAATGCAATTTTCCACCATTATAAATGGCGCCCTTCTTTTTTTACCAGAAAATGAGAGAAAAGTATTTTTTAGTCGCGGCAAAAGTAAAAAAATAGAAGTTAGTTCGGATATTCTTAAAAAAATAAATAAGCAGTACGGAATCAAACTTACTAAGAAACGTGGAGAACAAATAATACCCAACGAAGTTCTTAGGTTGATAAGAAATAGAGAGCTAAGAATATTTCTCGAAATACTCTTATTAGGGCGCGTCCCCATAGAAACTATATATGAGGCGTTAAATACCAAATTTAAGATTAATAAAGAAATAACCGAAGAAGACATAAAGGAATATTCATTTTGGATGTTCGATTTGCGAATCATGGACGATATAGACTGGCAAGAATATATGGCCTACTTATTTAACGCTTCTGCGTCCGAAGAGGAATTAATTAAAATCGAATATGAAGATAAACTATTTGCCTTGAGAAATGTGCCAGATCACGTTATATTAAGAGCCGGGATAGATATCCCGTTAAAATTTTCTAAGATGCTATCGGTCATAGCAAACCATGTTTTTGAAAGTATACAGCAAGATATAGAAATCGGAGCGCCGTGGAGAGAATTAGACGCGAAAATCAAGGTCTTTAAAACTATAGGAGAGTCCTACGAAAAACACAATCCAGATCCTCCATTTAGAGCATCCGATGTTTTTAAAGATATGGAGTTAGACCTTGTGGATGAAGATATAGACGAACTACCCCATTTTTCAGAGGAAAAAAATGAAGAGAAAAAATAAACACCAGGTTACAAATCGCCTTTCATCGTTCGCTCAGCAACTTTTAATTTTAAACGGCAATCCATTCTCTTTAGAAGCTCGCCCTCATCTTTGGAAAATATATAATCAAAATAAAAAGAAAACGCTCCTAGTATTTTCTCGCCAAGCGGAAAAATCTACGACGTTGGGCGCGAAGGCGATAACAAGGTCTTGCATATTCCCGTTTTTTAAATCTTTGTATGTAGCGCCTCGAGGTGATCAAGTAGCAACCTTTTCTCACCAAAAACTACATGAATTTATAGACGGCTCCCCGAAGGTCGAAAAATATTTTCAAGATAAAAACTGTAAAAAATCCGTCTTTTTTAAAACGTTTACGAACGGATCGGAATTAGTCCTTAGGAGTTCGTACTTATCCCCAGACGCTATTCGAGGTATATCTTCAGATTGCCTTTATATAGACGAAATACAGGATATCGTGCAAGATCATCTTCCGGTTATAGAATCTTGTTTACAGCACGGAAAACCATGGGCTCGCTTTAGAGAATATGCCGGAACTCCGAAGTCATTTCAAAACCCCATAAATCAGCAATGGAACCAATCGTTAAAGATCGAATGGATAATAAAATGTATGGGGTGTAATTCTCATAATCTTTTAGGCATGAAGAATATAGGAAAAATGTTCATGATATGTTCGAAGTGCGGTAAACAAATATTTCCGCATGACGGTAGATGGGAAATAACGAATACCGATGGAAAATTTCCGGCGTTTAGAATTTGCTATCTAATGGTCCCGTGGTGTATGTGGTACAACCCTAAAGATAAGGCGGAACCCGGGGTTATACAAATGCTCGATGACTGGTCTGAGGCTAAATTTAGAAATGAGACATTGGCGGAGTCTTTCGATAATGCGGATAACCCGATCACCGAAGATGATCTAAAGGCATGTTGCGAAGATTACCCACTATTCCAAAGTTTTAAAGATATACCTCAGGAAATGGGGGCGAGTAAATCGATGGTGGCCGGAGTAGATTGGGGAACGTCCGAAGATAAAAAGAGCAGAACCGTCTTGTCCATAGGAACCATGTGCTCCGATAGGAGATTCAGGGTTCTCTTCATGAAAAAATATTCTTCCGCAGAAACCGACCCTAGATTTCAGGTCGATGATATAGCCAGAATATGTAAACATTGGGGAGTTGTCGCCATAGGTGCTGATTGGGGGTTTGGTTATATGCAAAACGCCGAACTCAGTTCCCTTCTCCCGAATAGAGTCCAAATTATGTATACTAGCGGAAATCAAAAGGCTGCGTTAATTTTCGAGAAGAAAGTTGGCTATTATAGTATCTCCCGTTCGCAAACGCTTTCTAAATTATTCCTAGAGATCCTGCATAAAAATATAAAGTTCTTTAATTGGAAAGACGAAAATGATTATAAGCGAGGAATGGATTTTTTTGCACCGGACTTCGTTAATGTTAGCAAGGAATATAATGAGAATACTCGAATGACACATTATATCCACCCACTCAATGTTCCAGATGATGCATTAATGTCGTTAAATTACGCGCTTTGTGCGAACATGATTTTAAGGGGACAATACTCTACAAACATAAAGGACAGAACCGAATAATGTTAATATACTTATGTGGGGAGATATTATGCTAGAAAAAGATCGAGAAGTAGTAAGAAAGGCTTACGGACTATATAAGAACGGAACCGAAGATCTAAGCGAGGCTCTAATACAGGGCATCGGGAAAGTAGCCTTCCCATCCGGTCGAGTACAAAACATGTCAATGGCATTGAATCAAATGGTCAGAGCCTCAAATAAAAAAACTGGTAAATATGCAAATAGATTTATATTATCCGACCCTAATAAAGTTTTGGATCATATAAAGACATCTTCGAGCAAATCGTCGAAAACTCAAATAAAAAATAGTAGGAGAAGTCAGTTAGATGATTACCTATCTTCTCCGTCGAAGACGGGGAGGGAGTCCAATGCGTATGTCCCTAGCGGCGACAAATATAGAGAGGTCATAGATCAATTCAATAAAATGGCACATATTAAAAACGAGCTAGAGGATAAAAAGGTCGCATATGAACGAAATTATTTGACGGCTTCAAATAATTTATCCTACCAAATAAAACAAGCATACGGAAAGGGACTACCTATGCTGGAGATAGAAGCGGCCTTGATAATGTCGAATCCTAATCAAAGTCACGTGGCTTCTGGATATTGTAAAAAGGTTGCATCGGAGTTAAATGAGATCAGAAGTCTTAGGGTGGAAGATAAAGAAAAATTCTTCTCTATAAATCATGATGCGTTTGGAAGGGAAATAACTAAAATGGCGGAGGATGAGGGAGTAGACATGGAAGATGGAATATTAAAAAAAGCTTACGAGAATTTACTAACTTCCTATACTAGTAAAAAGACGAACGAGAGAAATATTTCTTTCGTTAAAATAGCCCTAAATAAAACGAATGAAGCCAAGGAAGCGATGGAAAAAACCGGATTTCTTGGAGGGATAGGAAAAAAAATAAAGAGTATGTCCGGTTGGGATGGGCTAGGAGATGGAACTAAAAACATAATAAGGGGTGCTGGAATTGCGACCGGAGTTAATTCTGCTATTTTTGGCGGAATGCATATGATGGACAAGGCTGTGGGGGCCGGAGTCGCTAAGTTTAAGCAATCGTCCGGATATAAAGCCATGATAGAAAAAAATCCCGATCTCAAAGACGATGAAATAACCAAGGAATATTACTCCTTGATAGCAGATCTTAATCCCGTCTATGCCTCAAAACCACTACAAATGGGGCAGCTTATAAAGACCCTCATGGAACAACAGCAGATAGTGACTCCGGACATGGCCGCCAACTTGGCCAAATCGGCGCCTAAAGTTAAGGATCAAGTTATGTTTAAATCACCATTCATGGGGAACGTGACTGAGCAGGGGCAAGCTAGAACCGAAGACCTTTTTCAAGACTACTCGAAACATGTTAGAGGAGTTGAAGAAGCAGAAAGAAATAGAAATAGTAACACCCCATAGGATTAATAAAAAATGCACTATGGATTCGAAAAACATTTAAATGTATCCTCCTATGGCGAATTTACTCCCGTCATGGAGGTTTTACAATCTCGAGGAAACACCTCCTTTAATAAAACCGCTAGCGAACTCCCTAAGGACGTTAAAGAAGCCATAGAAAAAATAAAGCCGGGGAAAAATAATATTTTTCTCGTTATAGCTCCGATGGGCATTGGGGAATATTGGGGCGCAAATGTAAACGGAGATTTTTTCCCGGAAAAGGGTCTTTGTCATTCCTCTAAAGATTACGGACATAAGACATTTCTTAATTCGAATATGTTCGTCCACCACATAAATAAAGACCCTAAAAAAGGTTTCGGAAAACCTGTATTCTCGACGATCGATAACCCCATGAAAAGGGTTATAGTCATATCCGAAATATCTCTTTCTGATGCTAAGAATAAGGGAGCGAAAAAGTTTTTAGATATGATATCGAATGGAATTATGCCGGAAGTTAGCATGGGGTGCAAAGTTCCCTTCGACATATGTTCTATTTGTGGAAATAAAGCTAAGAGCCCCGCATTTTATTGCAAACATCTTTCTGGTGGAAATATGTTACAGATGGATCAAGAAACAGGTAAGGTCGCTTATGCGATAAATGATTTTCCTAGATTTTTCGATTTATCGTTCGTGAATCGTGGAGCTGATAGAAGCTCTGGAACCCTAATGAAAATCGCCGGAGATACAAGCATTATCTCCGAACCAACAAAAATCTTTATCCCCTCCGGTTATCGAACTATAATTGATGAAAAAATAGCGGAGGAAAAAGAGAGTCTTATAAATGAATCGGAAATTAAGGATACGGAAGAATTCTTGAAATTAAGCCGCGATATAAATGATGTTGGAGAAATGGAAGACCTTCTTTTAAAAAGAAGGACCGATGCATTCTTCCCAACCATGGATCGTGGTACGTTAAATAAACTCGCTAATGAATCCATGGGGGACGTTTTTGGGACATTTTGGTCTTTCGGATTACCGTTAAAAAGATCGGAGATACAGTACATCGGATTAAATAAAATGGGCCATCCTAAGTTGGCAAACGAACTATATGAAAGGGGTGCTCTTCTTCCCATAGTTAATAATGCAAAAAATATAGAGGAAATACCCCTGGGGGTTTCGGATAATGCTATAAAAATCGCGAAGGCTATATTTTGTGAAAGGACCATGAAGCAACCATTCCTCCTCAAGCGCATGGTGAACGGCCCGGTTGAAAAGGTGGCCGTAGAAATAAGCGATTCTGACGCCATGGGGATATCCATCGCCATGACCGCAATTTATGCCGCTTTAGCGAAACTCGTAAAAAAAACCGATGTCCCCGCTTTAGCGAAAATATTAAATTCTAATCCGAAATTATTAGCAGCAATAGGACTTGCTAATTTTACTGCTGCAAAGATGGCGCCGACAATCATGATGCCGACTATTACAAGAAAAGATCAAACCTATGTTCGCCCCGATCTTTCCTTATATAAGAGAGGAGAAGAAGCTCCGTTGGTGGATGGGGCAATAGATAGATTGAAAGGTAAGGTAAGAGGGGTGATAGGCAAGATCCTGGGGAATAAGAAAGATCTAGCAGCAACCGCTTTGTTGGCCTCCGGATTCCTAGGCATAAGGGAAGCGTTAAAAAATAAGAAAGAGGTTTTGAATAGAATAAAAGGAGCGCATCCCAAAAACAGGGATAATATGTCCGCCCTATCCAATTCTATAATAGATCATCCGGTAATATCGACCGCAGCAGCGGCGACAATCGGAAATGTTTTTTTTAGAAAAGGAAAAAAAGCACTATTTTCTAAAAAATCAAGCGAAAACGTGCTAGATTTTGATATCATTGTAAATGAGGGAACTAACGGAATTGACGAATTAAACTCATGTACGAATTTTTTGTTACAATAGGGTGTAGATGGGAGGAAGGAAACCATGAATAGAAAACCATTTAAAAAAGCACAGGAAATTTTCAGCTCTGTTATGAACCAGGAGAAAACCGCTTCTAGTAGAGTCACTAAAGAAGATTTATTCGAGTTGGGTTTAGTATCTAACGAAGTGGAAAAATTAACGAAGGTCGCTAGTTATGTTGGACAAGAAATCGCCAATGAAGTGACTCGTAAATTATCCGGCGAAGAAGGGACTTCTTCTCCCGAACCCGCCACTTCACCAACGTCTCAAGGAGAAACCCCTCTAGGGGCGGAACAAAGCGACGGGGGGCAAGTACCAACGGACCATGAAGGGTTGCCGCCTTTCGAAGGTCCACAGGTGAAGGCTATGAAACTAGTCCAAAAAGCTTTAGATATTCCTGAAGTTCAAGACGGCACGCCGGATACATCGGGGAAAACACTTTCTCATACAGACGTTACCAGCGGAACCGAGACATCTAGTTCTGGGGCTGGCGAAAAGATGAGTTCCGATGACGAACTATTAGACAATTTACTTGGAATTTCCTAAAATGAATTTATTTGAACTAGATAAAATAATTGAGGATTGCACCGAATATTCGCAAGAATCTTCTAAGGTTGCTTCTGATGCGGAATTGAATTCGGCGGATCGAAAGAACCGCATTTTAAACGAACTAAAAACTGTGTCATCGAAAAAGGTAGCAGGAGATTTTTATCCCCAATTGGACATCATGGAAAAACGAGCATCTGGTGTAGCTCGAGGACTATTAGGATTAGATTCTAATAAAATCGGCAATCCGGATATCAATGACGCATTGACCTTTATATTTGGAGCAGAATAAAATGAGTTCTATTTATAAAGAAGCATCCGAATATATAGAAGAGCTTTACAATGAGAACGAGGCTTTAAAAAATAGAGTCTCTGAATTAGAAAACAAGAGCGATAAAGTTGAAAGAAATAGTAGAGTTGGAAAAATAGCCAGTACATTTTCGTTAGACCAAGATGAGGCTAGCAAACTCCAAGACTACGACGATAGCGCTATAAAGGTGCTAGAAAACTTTACGGGCATCTCTTCAGACCAAAGTTTTGGTAAGGTAGAAAAGGTTGCACAAGATTTGGGAAATAACGAACTAGACTCAGCACGAGAGGACGTATATAATTTTTTAGCTCGGAATTAAATTTTGAGGAGAAGAAAATATGGCATTTGTAAATAATTTAACTAAGACCAACACATCAGGATTTAATGATCCCTCCATCAAAATGAATGTTTTGTCGGGGCAGGATTATATGTACTCCCCCGTTTATCGTCTCTCTGCCGGTTTGGCCGATGCGATTGTTAAAAGGGGAATGTGGCTACAATTAAACGCTGATAATGAATTGGAACAAATACAGGCGGCCACTACTGGCGTTCGAAATGCTAAAATGGTTTTATCGCCAAGTACACAGAGCGATACCAAAGCCTTTAAGTATAAGTCCGATGGGACGGATGCTGGCGGATATATGGCAACCGTTTTTGGCACCCATAGATTTGAGGTTGGTAGTACGCTATATGACGATACTCAGACCTATACTGCCGGAACCGAATTGAAGATTGTTCGTGGATCTAGCGGAGAAGGAATTCTTACTCCGGCCGATACAACCGGCGATGTTGTTACGGGAATCGCCGAAGGCGTTGACTCTAGAAATATGTTGATTTTCACCACTAATATCGAACCTCTTAAGGTATAATAAGGGTAAGTAGGAAGAAATTTTACAAGTATTGCGAGGATTATTATGGATAAATTTGCACAAGAATATAATTATAAGACGCATGCGAGACAGTTTTTGCAAAGTCTCGATGATGGCGATACTCATAAGGAAGCTTCGGAAACCTTTTCTAGGGTTATTAGAGCATTCGAAAGAGAGGATTCCTTTGCTGTAAAGATTTTACCAGCACAGGAAATTACCATCGATGAGTGTCAAATTTCCACAGAAACTCAGAATGAAGGATTTACCTACATCCTCTTTAGAGAGCCCGAGGGAGCTGCGCAATACTATACATGGCAGGGTACTGGAGATTCGGAATACATCTATGCTGAGAAGTTAGAAGTGCCTATCTCTAAAGTCGGAACTAGAATCTTTCAAAAGACCGAAGATGAACTTCTATCTTATAAGGGGATTGGGTTGGTTGAAATGGTCGAGAAGAATGCAGCCAAAGAAATATCTAATATTCAGGACGACATTTTTCTAGGATTCGCACGTAATGCGGTAAAAAATAATGGACTCGATTTAGACTCGGCTGGAAAGGGATTAACTAGGGAAAATTTTATTGACCTTATTAATATGCCTCTTGCCGCTAAATTAAGGGGTAACATCGTGTTAATGACTGAAACCACTTGGAATAACTGGTTGAAGCAAGGGAACGATGTTTTTGGCGACCCGTTGTTGAGCGAGATCATAGTCAATGGTTATAAGCATCGCTCCATCCTCGGAGTCCCCGTTATTACGACCATCAAAAACGAACTTCTTCATGACAATGAAGTCTTTTCATTCCCCAAGCCTGAATTTTTAGGACGATTCTTGGTAATGGAAGATACGAAATATGTCGTCGAGAAGTTTAGAGGTCGCGTTTCATGGCACTGCACCAAAAAGTTTGGCTTAGTTTTTGCCAACACGAACGGCGTAGCCCGCTTAAAGCTTAATAACTTTAGCGACTAACAACTAAAGAAGGAGACCTTTAGATATGTTGGAAATTAAAGAAGACAAGAAGTATGTCATAAAAAATCTGAGCGATGATAGTAGATATGCGGGCCACCCGCAACAACTTTGTTTAGACGGATCTCGCCCCCCGCTTTTACCAGGAAAGGAATTAATCATGAAGGGGCGCGATATAAACCATCATGTTATTGGCAGGGTATCATCGAACTCAGGTTCGTGGATAACGATTGAGCCGTTAAAATTAACCTCTCCCCGCCCTAAAAAGACTGGAGCGGTAGTAGAAGCTCCAGAAGTTGTGGTTGAAGCCTTAGCGGTAGAAGCTCCAGAAGTTGTGGTTGAAGCCTTAGCGGTAGAAACGGAAGTTGTGGTTGAAGCCTTAGCGGTAGAAACGGAAGAGATCGTAGTGGGGACGAAAAAAGAAAAGAAAAAGGGAAAAAAGGCGCCTAAAAAATAGGATCAAATATGACCTACCCATCCCCAAGCGAACGAAGATACGAAGCGACTACAGCGGTCGGAAAACAATTCGTAACAGACCTTCGTATGTTCATGAGGGATACAGCTAAATTTAACGATCTACTAGATGAAGAAGAGGTTGGCGATGATGTCCTAGTCCAAGCCACCATCATGATGATTAACGACTTTCAATCTACAACCCCATTGATTTTTTCTACATCAGATCTAGAGTTCATATTAAATAATCACCTAGTCACAGCGGCATTACATATATCGGCCGCTCATGTCTTAATGATGAAGGCACAACAACAAGAAAGAAACTTCCTTCAGTATAGTGATGGAGGAAGAACTGAAACAATAAATGATAAAGCACAAACTTATAAAGAAACTATCCAAATTTTAAGAAATTTCGGTTATAATGTATTTAAAGAGTTCAAGCTGGCTTCCAACCTGGTAAGAGGATATGGAGGAAGCGGCGTGTTTTCAGATTATTTTTATTTAAATGATGGAATTTAAAAAGTAAAACCGGAGGATTTAATATGGTTGATCAAGAAGCACTTATTAGAAGTTTAGCAGGTAAGCTAAGTGAGGAGCAGATTCACGATAGCGTAAAAGAAGCCGGGGAGCATGGAGATTCTATCGATGATCTTACGGCGATCGAAAAGCTTGCCTATGTATTAGAAAACGAGAATTTGGATAAAATCGCATCGGATAATTCCGAAAGAGGTGTTGCTCGCATCGAAGCTATTCAGAAATTAGCTCAAGAAGCGGAGATGGAACAATTCATGATCGATCTCGCAGATCTGACTTCTGAGATGGTTCGAGTAAAGCAAGCACACGATGTTTTAGAGGCTGTTGAGGCGGAAGAGGCATATCAGGAAGAGTATGAAGAGAAAGAAGCATCCGATGGAATTGATGTCCTGGATCAAATTTTAGGGTAAGTTAATATGGCAAACGTATCCAGGCTACTTTTTATCGCGCTTAAACAAGCCGACGATAATCGTAAAGAGACCGAGACAATCCTAGAAAAAGCTAAACGAATGGGAGCTAAGGGAGTTCAGAAGGGGAAGGATGCCGCCAAGTATATAGCCGGAAAGTTTGTAACGCCCAAAAAACGAACCGTTAGTATGGGAGGACTAGGATTTGCGGAAGAAACTCCAGCAAAACTCACCCGACTAGGAAAAGGTTCTCTTATCGGTGGTGGTATTTTAGCCGCAGGAGCCGGAGGTCGTTACCTCTATAACCGAAATAAACAAGCCGACGATAATCGTAAAGAGACCGAGACAATCCTAGAAAAAGCTAAAAGAAAGAGCAGCAAGATGTACGAAAGTGCCAAGAATATTGGGTCTAAGGGGCTTAGAAAAGCGGATGAGTTAGGAAGGACATTGGTTACGAAAGAAATGTACCGTGGATCTCCAAGACGAAGACTGACTAAAAAAGGAAAGATTCTTGGTGGATCTTTAGCCACTCTTGGGTTGGTTGGAACCGGTTATAAAATGAATAATAGGGGTAAATAAAGGAGAATAATATGGCAAACGTATCCAGGCTACTTTTTATCGCGCTTAAACAAGCCGACGATAATCGTAAAAAGACCGAGACAATCCTAGAAAAAGCTAAAAGAAAGAGTAGCGAGATGTACGAAAGTGCCAAGAATATTGGGTCTAAGGCTATAAGAGCCACCAAAAATAAAGCTTCGGACATCGGAAGTAAATTCGTAACTAAAAGCCCGAATACCGGCGGACTATTAGGAAAGCAAAAAAGGAGTCTTACTAGCTTAGGAAAGGGCTCTCTTATAGGTGGCGGTATTTTAGCCGCAGGAGCCGGAGGTCGTTACCTCTATAACCGAAATAAATAATACTCACATATTCACCCGAATGGGGCGTAGCGATGAATAAAAATACTAATAAATTGCTACGTCTTTTTTGTTCTCCAGGATACGAGAAAATTGCCATTAGTGTTATGGGGAGCAAGTCTCTTTTAAGAGGTGCCCATATACCCAAACCAAAAATAACCCCAACCGCCCCACCTGGCTCGCAGGTTATGAGCGGAGGCTCGATAAGAAATGAAGCTAAAAATGTGAGAAGATTCGATCCATCTCTTGGCTTTTTCGGGCGTCTAAGAGAAGCAGTCCCAACAAAATATAAGATGCTTGGATTGGGCGCAGCTTCCCTGGCTGGTGGAGCGATCGGAACGACAGCCCTAATGTCTGGAGGGAGGCAAGCATCGATAGCCGACCCCAATACTTCTATGATTAGGCGAGGCCTCAAACTCAATACTGGTTATTTTAGACCGCAGGACTTAAAAGTTTACCAAAATAATGGGGTTGCCTATTAATGGAAATAACTTCGATAAATATAGATCCATTCGATAAAAGGGACTACATAATACAGTGGGAATATTCCAACGCTAAGAATAGGCCTACGTCAGATTTCGATCTATTTATTTACCGATCAACCATAAAAGATCAAGACGATAAGTATTCGAAATTATCTGGAAAGTTATCTCTATCCACGCCGATTTATAAAGATAAAAAAACATCTAAGCTAGACATATGGAAAGATGTCTACTATAAAATCGAATTAGTAGATAAAGTAAACGGTGGAAGCTATTTTTTTGGTCCCCAAGGATTAGGACAAGAACCTTCTTCTCAGGATAGGCTAATAATAAAACATAAGAGGAGGAAGCTTTTTAAGACCGGACGTAGCGTTTTAATTTTTAAAAACCCTAGGGATGGATTGAGGTGCGAGTGCTATAATCCGATACTGCAAAAAATAGAGAAACCCAACTGTTCCGTTTGCGGGGGAACTGGATTTGTTAAGGGATTCGACGGTTATGTTTATACGAAATTCTTTTTCCCTCCGGAGGCTATGCAAGAACCAAACAAATATGGAGATGAACAGCCAGTTATAAAGAATTTTATTACATCGGATTTCCCCCACATAAGGTCGGGAGATATGATCGTTGATACGGAAAATAGAAGGTTCATAGTATCGGTGGTACAATCTGTCAATCCTAGAGGGGTTCTCATAGGTCAAAATATAAGCGCTTTGCGTGTTAAATCGACCGACGTTATAATGGGTATACCGGTTCCGGATGACTTTAAAAAACTAGGCGCATAACATGGCTTCCAAATATACCGAAAGATTAATGCAAGAATACAAACTCCAAAAAAAGTTTGCCATGGAAAAAACTGCTTTTAATCCAATGCTTCTGAGAGGCGGTTTGGCCAAGGCGTTGTGGGGTGGAATTAGAAGCCTATCGCAAAGCGGGGCAAAAAGTCTAAAAGATGTGGGAAAAGAAATAGCCGGTGGGACAAAATTAATGCTAAGCCCAAAGTCTCTTTACCACAATACAAAAGAATCAATAAAAAATCCCATAGGATCTTTTACAGCAACATTTGGGCATAAAAATAGATTCTCTAAAGATTTCTTAGGCAAGCTAGAAAAGGTGGATCATAAGCTTACATCGGATTGGGCTGGCGGGGCGAAAAAGAATTTAAAAACTATCGGGGAAATGGGATGGCTTGGAAAAGGGCTAACTTTAGGACTAGGCGCTCCTTTGGCGTATGGTGCCGTAACATCTCCATATGAAAGGTTTAAAGAATGGAAGCGCGGGGATATAGGCGCGCTTGGAGCTATAGGGGGGGTGGCTGGAGACATAGGTAGCGTGGCTATAGGCGGCCCCATGATGCAGGCTATGACGTTGGGGACGGCAATCCCCATGGCGTCTCACGCCGCCGGAGCGATCGGAGACGATTTAACCGGTTTTAAACCGAAAAAAACAGTAGAACCGTATATAGCAAATAGGAGCTCAACACTAACGAATCAAATTAAACCGTATATACCCAATGCAGATGCGGCTTTGGGGCAACCGGCCAAACAACATATATAAAGATGTAAATAGAACTTCTTTGTTATCATAGAAGTATGAGTAATAAAATGGGTTCTATAAATAACATCACAAAGATCCGCGAGCGTATTTTAGGCTCTTTGATGGAGTTTTTTTCCAATAGGGACGACTACGTTTTTTCTTCAAACGAGTCTAAGTTGGATGGGCAAATATATATTTATGATGAATATGCTGACAATATAGAAAGCCCAGATACATACCCACGCCTTTGTCTAATAAGGAATGGGTCTAGGTACGAAAATATTAGCGGATTTAACGATACTCATATTGGGCACGAACATATGAATTTAGAATACCAAAGGTCTGACGTATTAAACCATAATTTTACCCTTTCTATCAAGGCAGTTCAGTTCCATCCTTGTGAGGAAATAGCTTACCTAGCTTCTGCGTTTATACGTTTTTTTTCGAAAGAGATAGCTGCCGGAGATAAAGATAGGCTTTTATATAACGTTTCGCATAATTCGCTTTCTAACGTTTTTAAAGTTGGGTCTGAGGGTGAGAAGAGATCGGTATTTCAATGCGATATACATTTTACGGTTGAAGATAATGAAATAATGAAATTTGAAGAGGCCGATAATGGGAAGTCATTTCAAGGAATAGACTTTACATTTAATATCGAAGAGGCCAACTGTTAAAAAAGGATGTAGATATGGCGATAGGAAATAGACCAGTTGAAATAACTCAGATTTATGAGCCCAGAGGGACCTCCTTCATAACGCCAAGATTAGTACCGGTTGCTATTGGAGTCTTAAAGCAAAAGATCAAGAAAGCTCTTATGGGGTCATACGATGGCGGGGGCGTTTCGGATAGCGATACAGATCTGCCGTTTCCATCTATCCTAAAGGCTGGAGCTCAAGTTGAATCTAGCTCAGTAAAGGTATATATCGATACGAAGCTTAAAGGACATATTTTAATCGAGGATACAAATTACGATGTTACTGAGGAAGGTTTGACTCTATACCCAGATATTGAGGTTGAGTATAACCTAATAGATGACGGCTCCGGAACTGCCAAAATATATAAAACCGGGACTCAAATAATTTTAGAAGACACCAAGACCTCATTCATCGCTTCCCATATTTATGGAAATGCGAGTAAAGGAGATAAGGCCACCATATTAGGCTATGATGGAGTACATACCGTCAAGACGATAATTTCTGCCAATAAAGTAGAACTCGCCTTAGCTGTGGGAAGTACGCTTGAAACAGCCTTTACCGATAGGCCAGATAGAATTTTTACGTCTATGAAATACGATATCGATAGAACCGTAACGGTGGGGGATACGACCAACCTACTTCCCTCTGGAGACATTTATATATCCTTGGACGCCATAAGAACAGATAAGGCTGGGGCTGTGCAGTATATAAGAACTAAAGACGATCTAGATGATCTCGGGCCGTTTTCTCCAGATAATGAGGTCGGATTCGCTTCGCATATTTTTAACCAAAGTAAGGACGCCGTAACAGCCTACGTTACTTTAACCGAGCATAGTGCGGATGAACATAATGCAGCTTTGGAATTACTTAAGACCGAAGAGGTTTATTACTTGAATCCGCTGACCATGGATAACTCCATCATAAACCTATACATCGGTCATGTCAACGCTATGTCTTTACCCGCAGAAATGAAGGAAAGGGTCGTTTATTTTTCCAGGATTTTGGAAAATAATGCAGTCCGAGCCCTAGATGATGTTGGTGATATAACTATAACTAGCGGAACTTTCTTTTTAGAAAATACCATAGGAAATTTTCAAAGTAACGGGGTCCTTCCCGGAGATATAGTAGAATTTACGGATAATGTTGGTAGTCAAGATACATCTGGAAAATATACTGTCACAAATGTTATTAGCGAAACAAAACTGGAATTATTTGAAAGCGTTAGAAATACGCAGGTGACTGGAACTGATGGTAAAATAGATCGGAATGGGTTTACATTAACCACTTCGCAAAATTTAGCGGGAGTAACAACGTCTTCGGATGTAGAGATAACGTCTGGAGATGATCCCGGAATATATAGCATTTCTGTGGTAAATTCTAGTGCTGGCACCATTACCATAGGAAATCCACCTACTGAAGGATTTAAAAGTATGACCGCTGGAAGCTTTACTATTTTCAAAGCGGCAACTTCAACAGGTGGGAACGACATCACATACGATATTACATCCTCCGATTTTACGCGGCAGGAACAAGCAGAATATATGAAGGGGTTGGGCGAGTCTTACGGGAATCAAAGAGCCAGGATGATTTTTTCTGATAGCTGGCAGTTTGATGCTCCCGATTTAGACGACGATGGAAAAGCCATTACAAGTACATTCACTGTCGGAGGAGAATTTGGAGCGTCTACGATCATAGCTATGAGATTCGCTAGAGGGCCGCAAGTTCCCATGACTGGAGAACTTATCCGGCATGCTAGAACGGTATTTAGCTCTAGTCAAATATTTACTATGCCGCAACTTCAAATTATACAGAGCGGCGGAGTAATAGTAGTTTTTCCCGATGAAAATTCTACTGTTCCGAGAATAATGCAGCTTTTAACTACGGACGTTTCTGACGTCACAAAGCAAGAGGTTACAATTATAGAAGCGGTTGATTTTTTCGCAAAATATGTGCGTTCAAACGTTAGGAAATTTATGGGGATAAATAATATAACTCCCCAAGTCCTTAACGTGGCGCACATGAAGATGGACGCCCTTACGAAACAGGTTTTGGAAGACCACGACGGTTGTGGGCCGCTATTTGGCCCAAAGACCGAACTTTTATCGTTAAAGGCTGCCACTGAATGTCCCGATACTGTAGAAGCCGAATGGGATATTGACCCATTATTTCCTTGGAATAAAACCAAGATTAAATTTTATGTTTAAGAGGTAGAATATGAGAAACTTACAAGGTTGGGATTTTAATAATAAACACGTTCAAAATGACGTTGTTCCGGGCAAATTTGTATCCGGCAAAACCGTTCTTATCGCGTTCGGCCCACCTCGTTTTAGTATGACGGTTGGCGGAGATAACTCGGCTGCTGCGACTGGGAATGAGGTCGATCTAGAATTTGATTTTTTTAGTGGGATAGATAACGAAAAATCGCTGATACGTAGCGGAGCCATCGATCACTTCTCCCCCGTCCCTGTGGGCCTAGTTCAAAATATAAGTCTTTCGCAAGGAAGGAACGTGGCAAAGATATACGAGCTTGGTTCTGAACGATCCTATCAAATCCCCGAGAGATCGGAACCATCCTTCTCCTTTTCCAAGATATTGTATAGCGGCCCATCCCTATTAAAATTTTCCCATGTTTACTATCTTAAAAGGCAGGCGACGGGAATTCATGATGTCGAACTAGAAAAAATAAAAAATGTTATGAAGGCCGCAGATATTGATGATGTAAAAGATATAGAAAATGCTATAAAAAGTCAGGCCGGGTCTCCCGGATACGGAGACTTCTTTATCAATTTAGCATCGGAATTATTTCAATTCCCCATAGGTATAATGTTGATGTTTAAGAATAACTCTGGTAAAATATACGGAGCGATGTACTTAGAGGATGCATACATATCTAGCGTTGACTTTAGGGTGGATACCGCATCTACCATTATCGGAGAGAGCTGCGGAGTCTCTTTCGATAATATCCTTCCGTTAAATGTTGTTCCTCGTTAATTTTAAAATGAGGAGAGCATATGGGAAAAAAGAGTGGCGGTAGTCTCGCAAAAGCGCTGTCAAAGGAACGAGAGGCAAGTGATCCCTCGTCTCCTAATGTTTCGGAAGAGGCCATACTTAGCGTATTCGAACAAATGGAACAAGAAGTGGGGGATGTTTCGTCGGAGAAGGAAGAAACCGATCAGAGTTCTCCTTTTTTAGCGTCAAAGGAAACGGACGAGGAAATCATCGCCTCTGGCGACGATGTACAAAACGAAGATGATGTCGGAGAATATAGAAAAAGGGTTGGGCGGATATATCCGAAGGAATCTATCGCTATAGCGGAGCATTGGGTGGATAATATACACTCCGTCCTTCTAGGCGACAATTTCTTTCTCTTTCAATTTACCGAAAAACATACCGGAACATCTGGGTTCGAATTCGCATTGAGGAGTCTCACGTCGGAAGAAGATGCTGAGGTTCGAGGTGCTTCCGTCATGAACGGTTGGTCCTCCTCTCCTTCAAACGACGCGTTGCAACTTACGCTTTTAGAACAGCTTAAATATTCACTCTATTCGTTTAAAGATAAGAATTTTCGTGGAGCTTCTCTACAAGATAAAGACTCTTTTATAGGGGCCCTACCGTCTTTCGTTAGAAATAGAATGATAGAACAACTCCAATTCTTCAACATGGCTCTCGATTTAGCGTCTAGGGGTAGGGGGGAGTTTGACCTTGTAAAAAAGTATTCGGCTCTTCAACCTACATTTCCCTAGTAAAGCACAAGGTAGAGAGAGCTAATTTTTTCGTAAGTAGAGGGAGAGACGATTTCCTCCTATTTTTATTAAGATGTAAAATTCATCTAGATAATATAGAGGCTAGGCAAAGATTCCATTTTTTTGAATTACTATGCCTTTCTAATCCGCACCTCACGCCAGAATTCGCCAATGAAGCCTATTCGGCTTTCCATTCTTTATTAAAGCCAGAAGTTGATATAGGCGGCATATTCCATGTTACTAGTGAAAAAGATAACGAACAGGCCGTAGAAGAAGGAAAGAACGCATTAGAAACGCTCAATTTCGAGCCATCTAAGATTTCAGCTAAAATGAGTATGGAGGACAAGTTAAAAATACTTGAATCCTTTACAAATAAAGAGTAGCTATGCCGGGCGAAAGATATGATCCAATAGAACACCAATTACAGCAGCGAAGACTCTTTGCGTATGGAAAATATGAAGACCCCTACGCTAAATTAAGAACTGGCGTTTATAACCCGGGGGCCATGGAACTCCTCGGCCTATCCTTCCAAAGATTTGATATGACCGCCCGCGACCAAAGGATGTATCAACGAGAAGCTCGCTTAAGAATGGTTGAGGATCTAAAATCGACGGCCATATCTGTCGGTGGTATGGGTGGAGCTTTTGCCGGAGGAACCGCTGGTATGGTCGCCGGTATCAAGGCGGGAGCGATGTTTGGCCCGATCGGAGGTTTTGTCGGTGGCGCCGTAGGAGCCCTCGTTGGTGGTGGTGTAACGGATGCGATTTATTCGCCGATACAGAAACGCTTTGCTCGTCAAAATGCGATTAGACGAGAATTCGCTGGAAGGGGGGATTTATTTGGGGTTTCAAATGTAAGAAGAAGCGCAGGTAGAATAACGCAGTCGTTTAATAGGATGGGAGCACAGGACTCTTTGTTTAGTTCGGACGACTTAGTGGAAATGGCTTCTAGGTTTAAAGATAGGGGTCTTTTAAAGCAGAATCAAGGTTTGGGAGAATTTGAGAAGAATTTTAAGGCCATGAAAAGCCAGCTTAAAGATGTGATGCGTACGATGGGAACGGGTCTCGAAGAAGCGACAGATATGATAGATCAAATGAATCAAATGGGATTCATGAAGCCAGGTAAGATGGCTGCAAATATGGCTAGAATAGTCGGCGGAACAGCTCGCTCATCCGGACTTTCCACCTCTTATCTACAAGGACAACATAGGCGGGGAATGGAAGCCGGAGTTATGTCCGGCTTTGATCCAACTGCTATGGGAAAATTTTATGTACAGCAGTCGGCTAGATTTGAACGAAGGGCTGGGGAAGGCTTAATAGATAATATGCCCCGCTTTGGTGGAAAGGGAGCCACGTTAAATCGAATGAACCAAGCCATAGAAACTCTCCCTAGAACACAAGGATTTTTAAATTATCTGACGCTCGGGGTTGGGAAAGGCGGAAAATTTAGCTATGATCGCCTGATGGAAAAATCTAAATTGGCAATGGAAAGTGGTGATACGGTCGCTTTTGCGCTCAACCATAAAAGAATGTTGAGGGGAATCCGAGGACCAGATGGGAAGGCTATACAGTGGGATGAAAGAGACTTTTTGTCCCGGCTAGGAAATAATACACCGGAAGCTATAAGGAACTTTACTAAATTTGTGGGCGGAACGGGTATAGGGTTACAAATAGCTACGGGCGGGGCGATTCAATCCGATATAGGGTCAGTCCTTATTGACCAGTTAAATGCGGGGAATCCATCGGCTCTATCGGAAAAGAAACTAGTAAATAAACTCAATATTCAAAAAAAGATAGGATTGATGCAGGTGGGGCGGCCTAATTCTATACCAATACAGCAATCCCTTTCTGCCCCAAGCATGCTTGGGCCTGGATTTCAAAATTTATCTGTAGGCGGAGGATTAAATTTCCTCGGAATGGGGGGAATAGTAGACTCCAATTTCACCTCCGGTTCTGGAGCTATGGATGCGTACAAGAAATTCCAAAAAGGCGGATTTTATTCCGGCCCCGTTAACCTAGATGCAAATATGGCGGCCCTCTCCTCGGATATATCGGGGGCTAATGTTCCAGATATGTCCGGAGATTTTATGAGGACTTTAGGGGGTAAATATTTTCGCCAAAAGGGATTAGATCCGTTAAGGATTGTAGGGAAGTTGTATGGAGCTAGAAACTTATCCGGAAATGCGCGTAGTTCTTATATTAAGAGGGCGGTAAAGGCGATGGGACTTCCCGATGGAAGTGCGGAGAATTTTGCGAAAAAATTATCCGCGCTAAGCGGCGGCGAATACATAAACACACTTTCCTCGTTTGTAAAGGGGAATATGAAAAATAATAAGAGCGCGTATGCGACCTACTATAGCGATGGAGATTATTGGGGGGACGAGATGCAAGGGTTTTTAGGCGGTGGAGATTTGGGAAGATTCCTAGATGCCACTTCAATACAAACTACGTCGATTGCTGCCGGAAAGGGTAGAAGAGTTATGAAGTCCATGTCTGGAAAAAACAGGGCGGGTACTAAATACGACGACCCAGGCATGATAGAAAACTTTTTAGATTGGAAAGATAGCTTTTTTGATAATCTTTTAGGTAGAAAATCAAACAGCGCGGTTAAGGACGACATAATTCAAATATTCGAAGATAGCGGAAAAACTTTCGGGGATACCGCAGCAAAAACAATGGTAGAAGTGCTGCGAGATAACCCGAGGGCTAACTAGAATCTATTGGAAAATTAAATATGGCCAAATTAAACGAAGTAAATAAACTTAATGATTCCGATGTAATTTTAAGGAATGCTGGAAAAGCTTCTTCAAACCCATACGAAACTAAATCCAATGAAGATAGCGGAAAACCGAATAAGACCGAAGTGGGTACGAAGGTCTTTACTCGCCTCAAAATAGGAAAAACGGTGGCCCCCGATACGGACAATGAAACAACATACGACTTAGATTATGCGGCCCGCTTTCACTTACTCCAATTAAGAAAGGGTATTCCGGTCGGATCATACGAAGCATTTTTTAAAACGGCTCCGACACACAGAATCACCAACCTAAATGAAGATGGAACAAAAACCGCAATTCCCATTTCGAGAAAAAATTTTTTAATGATGAGGGAGGAAGCGGAAGATAATTTTCCACCCATAGTGGACGCGATATACAAACAAAGCGAAGGTAGTGTAAATAACGAAGATATACATCCGTTTTGGAGGAAGCTAGAAATATACCTGAAACTATACGGGCCGGTACAAACGAAGGTTTTTCTCTCGAACGAGGATAATCCAAACATAAGCTTTTTTAAGGATAAAACCATCGAAGATGGCGCAGATTCTTTCTTTCTTTTTCACTCGCTAGATAGGTAATAGTATGCCAAAAAATATATCGCTTTACGAGCCGACTCAAACCGCACTAACTGCGCAAGAAGTGAGGGATATGGTTAAAACTAGAAGGGCTTGGATTGTTGAAGGTAGCGTCGGTATAACCGATATCGACGGAACCCCCGTTCCGTCGGTCTCCATAGAGCGAAGCGGAAAACTTAAGATTTCTAGCGAAGAAATATCGGTACCGTTGATGGAAAGCACGTCCAGCGAAGCCGCAACAATCATAGGAACGGCATCGTTAAATCCTGAACCGATAACTTCTACCATTTTTCCAAACTTAAATACCAACTTAAGCGTACCGCTAACCTTGGATGAAGGTAACCATATAGTTGGAGGGGGGATAATACACCCGGAGACGAGGTTACTCAAGCCTTCCATTTCACCTCAACTCGCCCCAGAAGAGACCGGGGAAAGGAATGATGAAAAAGTTAAGGAGGCTGTAATCAACATAGCTTCCGGAGAAACGCCCACCATAACGTCTAATCCATCCGTTGAAACGAGCAGGCCGGTCGTAGAACCTATAACGCAGGAAAGGTATAATAATCTTCTTAATGTAAACTCTGAATTTTTAAATAAAAAAACGAATAGATTAACGAAACAGGAGAATAAGGGCGTAAAGAGGCTGGCCTATATAGAAGAGCCGAAAGGAGTGGCCAAAATCTCGTTAATTGAAGATGGAACAAATAACGTGAAACATGAGATGGGATTATTTATTTTAACGTCTTTCGAGGAGGGCATGAATATTAGGCATCAAGTCGTCGGAACGCAAGATGTTGACATAATAAATTTCTTCGAAGAAGAAGCGAAAATATGGGCGTATAGCGGGGTTACCCTTAATGGAGCTAGGGGATCGGTACAAATTAAAGATGGTAATACTTTGGCCTCTAATAATTGGTACAAAGACTTTAACGCATTTGCGGAAGATTCTCTCGGAGCCCCATCCAAGGTGGGAAAAAATAAAAAGAAGGTTAGGCATAAGGTTAGGATGGAATACATGAATTTCGTTAGAGAAGGATTTCTTTTAAATGTAAGATATTCCTCAAACGCTTCCAATCCCAAGCTGGTTAATATATACTTTCAAATTGCGATCTCAGACCAATATACGATTTAATCATGATAGCATCACAAATAAAACTAAAGATATTTGTCGAGGGAATTGAAATTAAATCTTGGACATCCATTTCAATGAATACCGGAATTAATGCTGGAGTATCGGCATCGCTTTCCATACCGGATGACGGGGTTATATTCGCCTCCTTTATACCCGGAGTTAAGGTTTCCATTTTCATGAACCGCCAAGCGTTCATGAAAGGTGTAGAAGAGGGAGAATTTGTCCTTCTTTTTGAAGGCGAGTGTCAAAAAATAAGTCGTTCATCTGGAACGAAAAGAACCGGAAGAAATGTGATTCTTAATATACATGGGTGGATTTTTTATAGTAAGTTGGCCAAGACATACCATTTCGATCAAGCTTCAACTACAAAGGACGTCACCTTACTAGATAATACGTCGACTTCTCCATCTAGTATTTCAGCAGATGTGGTCGATGATGTATTGAATAGGCGCACTTCGGTTAGTACGGGGCTGGGAACGGAAGAACAAATGGCCTTAAATAGACAAAAGAAAAGAAATTTTAAGAGGAAGGCAATATATAAGAAGCTGTTCGCCGGAAAGCCATTAAGTGGATTTTCTAGGAATTCTAAAAATTCGTCACATGAAGATGGCGGGCTAGAACACCTCCTAGAGAACTTCTTTTATTTTTTTGCCTACCTTTCAAATTCTTCTGGTTCGGGTGGATCGGAAATACAAAAGTTATTTAGGGTGATATTCGAATCTGCGAAGTTGAGGAAGAAGTTTTTCATCATAAGCGATAAAGAAAATAATACGGCCTTTGATCCTCAAAAAACATCCAATCACGCATTAGTCGATGCGGCAAAAAATAACCATTGGTTTCAGTTCGCAATGGAGCAGGCGTTTCATAGATTGGGGCATATAGGAAGATTCTTCGATTTTCTTTCGTATTTGCTCGGCGAAACCGCCTATACGTTTTGCGAAAACCTTGCGCCATCAAAGGTAGGTTCGGACAATATAAACCAGATATTTTTAAAGCCAAATTTATTTTTCGCCCTTCCACCAAAATGTAATATACTTTTCCCCGGAAATATAGATTCGGTTCAATGCCACAGGAGTTTCGATTCTGAGCCAACCGCCGCATTCCGAAGAATGCCAATGATAAAACAATTGGGGAGCGGGAGTACATCGAATTTAACTAGAGAGGGGATAGAGCAAACGAATTTACTTTATGCCAAAACTCAAGCCAATTCTATCCCTGGCGTTTTAAATAGATTTATAGATGAACATAGGATTGAGCTAGAAAGAATAGATACCGCCAATGCGGATATGGAAAGGATGGAAAAATTAAAGGGACCAAATCACTACATCGATACATCCGGGTCTGTTTCAGATTTTCTTTTAACCACGGTGGGCGCAACCGATCTCGGAGAGGGGGGAGAACTTCGCGCGCTAAAAAAAGAAAACGTGAAGCTTTTTAATGCGAAGACACAATATAACTACATGGAGACGTTATATAGCGGGAGAGTAGCCTCCATAAATATGCCATTTTCCCCGTATATGATAGTCGGCCATCCCGCGATGGTCCTCGAAGATCTTTATGTAACTATCGGGCTCTTAGATTCTATTGCCCACTCTTTTACGCCTTCATCGGCGGAGACATCCATTAGACTTCGTTATACAAGAACATCAACATATGATTTAAATAACATAGGAGACGCTTCTCCCGTCCCCATGGATTTTTTTAACAAACATTACAGGGGAAACGAGATAGATAAAATATATAAAGATTTTTTTGGTACAAGCTCTTTAGAGATAGATGGTACGATTGATACGAGCGGCAACGACCAAAATGCATATAGAAAGCTTTACGATAAGATGAGAAAGGCTAGCAGAATTCTTAGAAGGGAATATTTTGAAGTCCCAAAGGAGAATAGAAACGCGTTTACCGAAAAATATCATGAGAGGTCCTTTGTAAAGGAGGGCGAATACTTTTCTATCATGGGAGCAAAAAAAACGGATAAAAAAACATATAACGATATATATGAGGCTGAATCTATAGACGGCGCAACCGATAAAAATACCCCGCCATTTATAAAAGAGAAACAAGCCCCTATAATTCAATATGTAAATAACATAAATCAGAGGGCGCAATTGGAGAAAAAGAATGAGTAAATTTGAAAAAGAAAAGGGGGTTTGGGAGAGGTGGAAAAAAAACCCCTCCCCAAAAATGAATCGAGAACTCCTAGACATTTTAAAACCTAGGATAGATTATGCTGTCAAGAAGTTTACACGATCGGGAATTCCGGCCAACGCCCTTAAAACCCAAGCAAAAAAACTATCCATCGCTCAAGCGAAAACATACGACCCTGGTAAGGGAGTGCTTTTATCTACGCATATCACCCACGGACTAAGAAAAATGACCGACTATGTGGAAGATGAAAAAAATGTAGTACGTATACCAAACTATGTAAGAAATCAAGTCGCCACCTTCATGGAAGAAAGAGATAAGCTCGTGGATGAATTAGGTCGTGATCCCAACATAGAAGAAATAGCGGATAAGATGAAGATAGGTAAAAATCTAGCATCAAAGTTAGAGAGTTCCATAGATAGGAAAGAACTCACCCACTCATTAACCCAATTAGACATTGGGGATGTCTACTCTAGATCAGAAGAGGAAGAGCTAATAATTTCGCATTATTATGACATTAAAGATCCGGGCATGAAAACGATATACGAATATACATTCGGGCTTTTTGGTAAGAAGCGTTTAAAACCTAAAGAGATATCAAAACGAACGAAAGTGAACGAACAAAAGGTCAGGAGAATACAGTCGGGATTCGCGAAGGATATTAAAAAGTATTATACGGGACAGGTAAAGTCTCACATTTAAGACTATGGGTGCAGATCTTTGTTCAATTATATCCGTCCTCGGAGAGGCTAAGTCTCAAATTCGGAGATATAAAAAGGGGATAGGAAAAAAGATATCGGTACTCGAATCGGACGACGGTGGCGGGTCCGAGAAAAGTGGGTTGGGAAAATTCCCCCTTGGCGGAAAAGGGTCTGGTGGGTTAAAGGGATTTATTAGAAAAAAAATAACCAATGCCTTAAAAGGTTCCATTCTCGGAGACCTTGTAAATATGTTTGAGGAGGGGTTTAACTTAGATAGGTTCCTAGATGTAGTCATAAAATACTTTCTCCTCCTCGATCAAAAGGCCAAACGAGAGCGACTAAACCACCCAACAGAACATTACTTTGCCGACTATGAAGTCTACGAAGATTTCATATATAATATTACCTCCGACCCAGATGATTTAATTTTCATCGCGAAACTTTCCACCGAAGAATTCTTAGAAGAGGTCAATAGGCAAGATGAGATAATAGAGGACATAGAAGAAGAGATCGCCATATTAGAGGCGGAGATAATTAATCTCGACCCGTCCTTTTATGTCGGGAACTTGGAGACTAATTTAACCAATGCTTCGGCGGAGATTTTAAATGCCATAATGGAACTCGGAGAAGCGGAAGTTAGCATTTCCAAAGATATATCGGACTTTAATTCTAATTCATACGTAGATTCCGAAAACCATATATCAAGAGCCATCGATTATGCCGAACCAGAAACCTCATTCAACGACATAGCATTCACATCCTCATTGGACGGGATAATTTCCTCTATCGCAGAACTAAGCGCGAGAACCGAGGAGATACATGAAAGAAAGGGGCTTATAGAGAATTTTATTCCGTCCTTTGAGGAGAGTTTTTCCGATACCGCATTGGATGACTACCATTTAAAAGCGATCATAAATGATATGCGAGAAATAAAAACATTCATAGATTCATCGATTAAGGCGGGCGAGGATAAACAAAGGGCAACGAGGGAATCGGTCTTCGCCCGCTTGTGGGCGATACGCCTCTTTATGATGACGTCCAAACTAGACATATTATCCGCATTAGAAGCGCTAAAGAATCTTACTCCGGGGGGCCCGGATAGAGAGAATTTAGATATGTTGGATAGTGTGGTATCATCGCTTGGAGATATAGTTACCTTCGAAGAAGAGGACCAGCAAGATTTAGACGGGATAATAAATACGCTTAATAGAGAGGGGAACATAGCTTTGACCGATCCAAATAGCGATCAAAATAATTTGACCGAGGCCATCGAAGATCTTAAAGCGATCGTAAATAAACATAAGGTTAGAAATGGTGAATACCGTGGGGCTTTAGAAGGTTTTAATCCGAGAGAAAATAAACATCTAGAGAGGGCGATGAAAGTTTGGAAGTTGAGGGGGTATCTCGACGTTATAGATGCTATGAAAAGGGGCGACTGGAAGGAGGTCTTCTCGATATTGAATAATGGCAACTTTGGATTCAACGATTTCTTTAGACAATTGTTTTGCGTCCTCGATGCGAAGAGTGCCATATCCCAAAAAAGCAAAGAGGTTCTCGGTGATTTTTCGGCAGAAATGGATAGATTCGAAAGCCTTAAAAACTTAGAAATCAAACCCAGGAAAAAGGTAATAGAAGCGGCAGTAAATAGCCTTAAAAGAAAGAAAAAAGATTTGGATGGGCTGTCGGGAAGAATCGATGATGCCATAGGATCAGAGGGATAAAATGAATACTGATTTTAAAACAAACTTCCTTATAGGCGAAGAAAACACCGTAAACATAACTTCTACAGAAAAGAGTCGGCTAACGTCTGGACCATTTAAGTTGGCCCAAAAAGTTACGCATTCGTTATTAACCAATATAGGAGACGACATATTTGATCCAGATTGGGGGTCGAATCTCTTGGAGGTTTTTCGCATGCCACCGTCTGGCGATACAGCCCAGACTAAAACCGCCTTCAGGTTGGCAAATATGTCGGTTAAGAAAACGCAGGTGGACGTATTAAACCAGCAAAGTAAAATGCGAATCACTGATGAAAACATTTCTTCCATGTTAAAAAAGCTAACTTTAAAATCGGTTACACCGGATTTAAATAACAATACTTGGGAAATAGACATAGACATCGAAACATTAAATGGAGATACCTTAAATATATCGTTTCCGTAGGGCTCGATATTTTTGGCGATAAAATGGTACACTATATACGGTTTGGTAGCATTAAAGTTTTATAGAAGGAAGGATATAATATAAAGAGGTAACTATTATGGCGTCTATAGAAGAACAAGTAGAAAGGGCGGTAAAAAAAGCGGTCGAAGAGATAAGGTCGGACGTTGATACATCTCAAGGAGCAGCGCTTCTAGACTTAACTATAAAACCGCTAGTCGCGCAATTAACTCCAGTCGTTCGTTCCATAGAATCGATGCACTTTAGGATGGCATTAAGAAACGCACCATTTCTGAGCAAAATGGATATGGACGACTTAATGTCTAATTGGTTTATATCTCGTAATGAGGGAGATACGGCGGCAGGGACTATCCGCCTTTATTTCAACGAAGCCAGCGATATAATTATGGAAGCCAACTCTGTATCGGTTTTAAATAAAAACGGGATATCCTTCGTAAATACTCAGCAGTTCTTTTTTGAAGAAATTGAAGTCCAAGGTAATGTCGAAAATAATCTATTCTACGTGGACATTCCGGTTGAAGCAACTATAAAAGGAAAATTCGAAACTTTGGCTGGAGAGATATTATCTATAGAATCCGCCCCAAGGGGGGCGGTATCGGTTACGAATAAGGACAACTTCTATCCTGGAGAAAACGAAGAAAATAATATTGACTTAGGACTTCGCGGTGAAAAAAGTATAACGACAAGGAATTTAGTAAATAACCGTTCTATCGCTGCTGTACTTAGAGACGAATTCCCTTGGGCGAAACAAGTTCAAGTTGTTGGGTATGGCGACGATGAGATGAAAAGAGATGCCATAAATTTGCAAGAGATTATAAAACTTCTCAACGACTCCAAGGACATCGATGAAATCGTAGCCCTCCCTTCTTTAAGTTCCGACGTTCTTAAAAACTTTCATGTGGGGAATAAAACGGACATTTATATATCTAGGAAGAATTTAATTACGCACTCAGTAATATTAACGGCAAGCGAAACTGATTACGGCACGGTATTTAATGACGATAATGCGATACTCAACCTAAGGACCCTGGTCGATGGCAGCGGAAAATTAAGATTTAAATTCCCCATATTCGATATCGTGGCGGTTCAGCAATTAAACTCAGCCTTAGAACCTATAACGTTATTTAACGAGATAAAGGAAGAAACCGAAAATCCTACAAATCCGAACGGCTTTACGAACGGATTTTATAATTTCGAAGTTTTAGATACTTCCCTAAGATTTTCTATGCAAGAGAAGATAGGACTAAGATTGCAATCCGACGAGGACGAAGCGGGAGTCGCGATCGCTGGAAAGAAGTCATTGCAGGGGGTCCCGCTAAAGATCACGTATAGATACGTGGATGGCGTCGAGGAGGTTCAAAACTTTGCTTCAACTTCGGAACAGAAACTGGTCATCGCCGACCCCATAGTAAAATCCCTATTACCGGGATTCGTAGATGTAGTAGATCCCAACGACTTAACGACCGTATCTACCATGAAAGTTACATTATTTCCAGGGAAGACTATAGCTGAGGTAGAAGCCGGAGTTTCTTTTTTTGTGGAAAATATAGGAGACAATTTAGAGATATCCGATATGATCGCATATCTATATCAACAAGAATTAGTTTCTTATGTAGAAGCACCATTATATTTAAAATTGCGCATCGAAGATGAGACGCGAACGGTGATTATACCCGAAGGGTCTCCTAGTAATAATAGATTCGATTTAAAGGAGCTAAAACAAAGGCACGTTGGGTTTATTTCGGAAATCGTGGTTGAGGAGGCTATAGTTTAATGTCAGGATTAGACTTTAAAACCAAAAATATTTGGAAGACTATGAGCCGTTATTGGTCTTTCTACGAAGATAGGGATCAGCACTCTGCCGTATGGGATACCGCGTCGAAAGTTTTGAACGGATTGCATACGAAGGCGTTTCAAACGTTTTATAGTAAATCCATCAAAGATGTTCCTGTTGGTTATAATGCTAGTCTTTTAAATGGGAAGATAGAACACGGCCTCTTCGACTTTGGAAGCTATATTGGTGACAAAAAAATAAATCTTCCGTTATCGAAAAATACTCAGCCACTCCTTCCGTTAAGGTTTGAAACGGAGGAGATATGGATAAATGATGCGGAGAAAAATACATTCTTTAAGATATTCGATAACGAATATTACCACCCGGATTTAAAAAATTTTACGTCTACCTTGCCATTCTTTACGGAAACAAACGATAGTTTTCTATTAGACGCTTCCGATAATGATATGATTTTCTCGTCCGATGTCGTTGATATAAAAACTTACGGTGATTTAATATTCGTAAAAATGGCAGATAAAATGTTGCGCATCTTTAAGATCGATGTAGCAAATAAGAAGGCAAATTTATTTTTTCAAGGAATTCCGAAAAACCAAGATAATACGAACATAAATATATTCGAAGATTTCTTTTTAAAAAACGACATGCTTTATATTGCCGCCGGAACCGACGGAGTCGCCGTATATGAGGTGGATAAGGTGGCGGAAACTTTCACAAGAGTTAATCCGGATCACTCGTTCGCAAAGTCCATAGGAAGAATAGCCATCGATGGAAACATTCTTTTTGCTTCAACATCCGAAATTACGTCCACGGATCAAGATCAACACATATATATCGTAGACGCTACAAACCCAAGGTCCATAACTTCGAATCCGGCCTCATTAATTCAACAAACGTCTTTAACGAATCCAACGGGGCAGGACGGCGGAATTTTATATATGACGGCTAGGCAACATATATTATCCGTTATAAGGGAGTCGAGCGCTACGTATATATTGGAACAGTACGTTTTTACCGATTACGAAAATATATCGTTAGTAACGCTTGAGGAAAAAATAGAACGACCTACGAACTCGACGTTAACGCTTTTTAAACATATATCGGCGGTATCCCTTTTTGTATTCGTTTTTAATGACGGGGTGACGCAATACGTAAGGCTTTACGATGTCAAGAATCCTAAGGCTCCTTCATTATGGGAGGAAATACAGATTCCCGTTTCTAAAACGATAACTTCGATCGACCTTTCCTTTGACCTAAATACGCTTATTCTTAGCGTGGATAATGGAGTCGTCCTAGAGAGCTCGAATTATATAGGATCTTGGAATGCTAAAGACAACCTTCCCCCATTAAATTCTTCGGGTGGCGGAGGAAACTCCGATGACTTCTACATAGTCAGCGTGAAAGGAAACACCGTATTAGATTTGGAAAATGAATGGGAAGTGGGAGACTTAGTGTATAATTCTGGCGCGTCTTGGGTTAAATATGATCGCGGTTTCCTCCTTTACGACGTCACCGAATTCGGAAATTCTTCCCCTATAAACGAAAAGGCGGAACCGGTTCTTACGAATAATATTATGATCGCGTCTCCATCATTTTCAGAGGACTTTGTTTCTTTTTTCGATCCGGTAATAAATAAGGTACGTTTTTTTTCGCACGACTTTTCTCATAGGGGGAACGTATTTCATACGTTCGACGATCTCACAGAATTGGCCCCCGGATTTTTTAATGAACTAAACTTAAATCTTTACGACCATATATTATCGCCGGGAATATATGGAACGCCGAGAGGGTTCACGGAGATGCTTTGGTCCATAACTTATGATCCTGCGACTAAAGAATATACTTTCGATATTACCGACCCCAATTATATCGTCCCATCTTTCGCTCCAGACCCAACCGACCACCATAAACTATTCGATGACGATAAACTATTTTCGTCTAAGGCAGTAGAAATTGATGAAGATAGCGGAGATATTCTAAGGCTCAGAAATAACGGCACCAATTCGATAACTATAAACTCGACCCCATATTCATTGGACTTTGAATGGACTATGGCCAAAAACGTTATAGACCCAATTAACGGCCCAGAAGAAAATAAAGTTATTATTAAACCAGATCTTGGGAAAGTAAATGAGGCTATATTAACGGAAATACAAAACAACGGTTTAACCGGAAAGGGATTTAAATTATACAGAAACTTTACCTTACAAGCGGTAACGCTTCGGGACTCCATACCCATCCCATTTAAAACGCCGACATTTTTAGCCCCCGGTTTAGATAACGTCCCTCAGGGCGGATCTTTATTTTTCGTAGCTCCTATAAAAAAGAATGATACGGGACAAGTTCCCTTTGGCTTCGTAATTTACCAAAGATACGGGGCTTTAAATTTAAAGGATGAAATGGATCAGGAATTCGCAGTTTCTGCTGCCTTCTCTAACGGCGGAGCGGACTTCGGTTCAAAGGTAACGAATCCAAGCACAGAGGGCTTCTATGTTCTTCCTGGCCAAGACACTTTAAAGGGCAGGTATAAAGTCGAGTCGGCGTTTAAGGACCTACTTTTTATAACCATTGAAGAACAAGATTCCGGAGCGGCAGAAGATGAATTTAAAGTATCGCCGTCAAAAGAGTTCTTGGGAAAATTCACTCTAAGTTCCCCAGAAGATGACATGATTAGCGATGGGAAGAAATATAGTGGCGCATTCGTGACCGGGGAAGAAAAAGTATATATTCGCGGAACGAATATGTCCAATCTTAAAAGGGTCGATATTAAAGACTTCATAGGGAAGGTAATATTCTTTTCATCTAGTTCATCCGCGCCCGATCTAACCTCCGGGAATCAATCATCTTGGTTCATCGTAGTCGATGGATATGGCGGCGATGAAAATAATGATGGATACATTATATTAGCGAAGAATACGAATGATACTGAGATCTATATTCCTACAACCACGACATTATCCGGAGCCGGCGAAGGGTTCTTCGTCTATGAATTTAAAAACGCAGATATTATGCGTCCATTGTCATTGGCCGCCTCTAGAGATAACGTAGTGGATGGGGGATATTATAAAGTCGCTAATATTCTTTTCGGCGTATATTTTACGTTCATCGGATTTCCTAATGAAGAGGGGAATTTCTTTCAAAATATATATGAGTTAAAGGATGCCGTCTTGGATGATGTAACGAAAAAAACTCCGAAAACATTTCAGCTTTACGACGAGGAGAGAGACGGGGAAAATATAGATAAAAAATATTCAGAACACGAAGGAATAATTATGTTCTCTTATGATCCTGGAGTTAGAGAGGTTTTCGCCGAATTAGCGTTTGAAAATAAGAGCATACTCGATAAGATTTATGCGCCCATCGTAGAAGGAAAGCATAATGAAAGGAAAGATAGCGAAGAATATAAGCTGGAAATAGCGGGCCAAATGTATTCCTTTTCCCACGGCTCTAATATAAATCCTGTAGAGGTCGGCTTAACGATTTTTACGAAACAGCCGGTTAATATATCTAAACGTTCTACGGTCCTATCTTTCACGGACCGGAAAGAAATGACGGTTCAAGATAGGGACTTGAAAATATATACGGTGGATCTTAATGGGCACTCCCTCAAGCCTACGATATTCGAAGGAGTCACATTAGAGCCGTATCAACCTTTGACTAATGCGATAGAAATTAAAGACGACGTTATAGAGCCGAGATGGTGGGACCGCGATTACATCGAGATCTTGAGCCCTCACGTTAGTCAAAGAAATATTCCAAACATAACAAAAGCACAAAGACGCGTTATAAACGAAGTCCTAAAGAATAACACCTTTGGCGTCAAGATTAACGCAAACGTTCTTAGGGAGGACGGGGGAACTTCGCTTTCTCGGATAAATGAATTTATAAAAGAAATAAAACCGTCATATTCGTATGCGGTCGTTTATACGAAACTCGACCTCGAAGACGAGACCGAAATATTAGATATGGAAGATTCGCTAGATATAGAACTCACCATAAGGGTTCAGGCTACGATTTTTGCAAATAATAGAAATCTTTACACCACGGATGATAGTGCGTATAATAGCATCGAACATGAAATGGGAAGACAGAATTCCTTTCTTCCGCATGACATGGTTCATATGCGAATTCAGAAAGACGGCGATTCGGCCATTTATGGGTGGTCGGAAGAGGATGGGTTTTTTATTTTGGCGGATAAAAGTTCGGATACAGAAAATAAACACTACTTAGAATCAGGTCAATTTATTTTTAAACTAGTATAAAAAAATGGAAGGAATAGTAGAAATATCCTCGAGCCTACCTTGGGACATCGAAGAAGAAAAAATAGAGCTTCTTCAATCGCTAAATCACAACATCGATGTCAAAAAATATATAAGAAAAGATCATAAATCGATTAAAGTAAGGAATAGGGTCCTATGGAGCGGGAGGAAACTCGCCTTAGATCTTTTGGTTAATAATAGAACGTACAGAATTAATAAGATAGCCGGAGGAGACGGGGCGAATATTTTTACATCTGGAGTTTCGGTCTCGGTAGAATTTCTAACTCCGTCTTATCCAGAAGTCAACGAAGTTGTAAAGAATAAAGTCTTAGAATCTAATGTCGGGGCCTTTGGGGATATAAACGGAAATGCTGCCGACGGATACGAAATGACGCTGGCCGCCTCTCTCCATAGCCTATCCGATAAGGTTGGAAATTATAGGTCGGGGAATAGCAACCTACATATAAATCAACTATCTCTTTTCGCATCGGGCGCGGATACGCCCGCCATGGGCGTTTTTCCAACGGGAGCGGATATTCCATTCTCTAGCGCAATTCTTCCCGATCTATCTGGTTTTCTCAATACGGGAGTCAATTATACGCTCTTTATAAATTGGGTGGTTAGGATAAAATAGTAATATGCTTTTTAAGGATGAAGTCGCCATAAGGGGAACCGTACAAGTTTACGACGGTATCCCGAGCATGCTTCCCGATGACTATGTGGACCTGATGATGGAAGCCAATCCGGAACACTTTAAGGGAAATGTAATTTCGATTCCATTAAGAGAAACCCCTTTAGAGGAGAGGAAAAATTTGGTCGTAGATTCGGGGAAGAACTTACTTCTCCGGAGACTTTTTTTAACCTCGGAAACCGATCGTCTCCTCCATATAGCCATTGGAGATGGGGCCTACTCTTTTGATGCGCAAGGGAAGCCGACCGGAACGGAGCGGCTCCCATTATCCAGCGACTTAAATTTGCAGAATTTTTTGGTCGGAAAAAACATCCTTTCCGTCGGCTCATTAGACGGGGGGAATATAACTGGATATAATATCGCGCTTTCTACAACCTTTACAAGCTCCGACGATCCCATCGATGATGCGGATTTATCGACGAATAACCTGGATAGAAGAATAAATGAAATCGGTTTATGTACGACCGAAAGTGGCGGAACTTACTCGAATTACTTCTCGCTCTTTACACTAAATAACTATATGTTTTCATCGGGGACGGCTTCGATGTATACCTTTGTCTGGATTTTAGAGGTGTTGCCGAATGGATAAAAATTTTGATGTGAAAGAAAAATTAGAATTGGAAGGAAGGGTCGAAATATTCGAGGGGATTCCGAGAGACATTTATTCCCTACAAGAGTTGGATCGATTACAATTCTTAAATCCTGATGTTGATGTGGAGGAGTATGTAGTTCCTAAAAAAATATTAGTGAGCGAGGGAAATAGGATAGTAAATAGCGGGAAAGAAAATCTTTTAAATCATGCATTCGAGGGGAACGGAGATTTTCTTGACTTTATGGCCATCGGAGATGGCGGATATGATTTCGCCGTTGAAAAAAAATTATTCCCATCCGTTGTAGATTCTAGCTTAGGACATATATTAGGGTCGGCGAATGAGATAAACGCGTTCGATCCAACTACTGGAGACGCCATCTTAGGCTTTACGAAAAGCATGTCGAGCACCTTTTTTAGCGAAACGAAAAATACTACCGACTTTAAGTCGGAGAATAGAGTCGACTTTTTCGTTAACGAGATGGGTATATTAACTTCTGGCGGCTCGCTTTTTTCACGAGTTACGTTTAATAATATCCCGTTTCGTCCATCCGATTTAATTGCATTGACTATAACCTGGTACATAAAGATATCTTAGTATGGCCTCGTTCAAAATCATAAGGAACTCGAATCAATTTACCTCTCAAATTTTTCGCACCCTCTTAATGTCTATGTCTGGGGGGGTCGGGGGTATTATCGACGGGTTAGATATAGACCAGGATTCTTGGATCGCATCTTCTACCGATGAGATTAAAATAACGCCGGGGTCTTATATCTATCGAGGAGAAATAATAGAGATACAAGAAAGTATAACTATCCCGAATATATTTTCCTCGACATTAAATGGAGATGTTATATTTTTTTTAAATCATGGCGGAGATCATTCGAGGGACGGGGTGCAGTTAGGATATGGGAGACTTCCGTATGATTCCAATGACGTGGTCATATTAGCCCATAGGAAAGGAGATCGGTTCCTTCGTAGAAGCAACGTCGTAAAGAATCCATCGTATGTTGGCGTAGATGGAGCGTCCATAACGGAGGATGTAAAGAATGGAGAAATTACGCTAAACATAACGGAAACTCCGTATCTAAAGGTATTCGTAGAGGGAGACCCGGTCGCGCAACTCTTCCTCATCGTGGGCGACGGAACTCCGACCCCCCATAAGGTCTCGACATAATATGGCTATAAAAAGATTAAGTACGGACGAAGATACTTACGACGAGGATCACTTAACGAACCTCGTCCGATCTTTGGTATATAAAGATGGTGTTCTTTTCGGGTTTAATGTTGTGGAGAAGGCGGTGAACGATGAAATATATGCGATCATTTCTCCAGGAGCATTTATAAAGTCTGGGATCGTATATATCTTGGAGGAGGAAATCGACGGTTCCAATTTAGACCCGGGAGATACGCACGACCTCGATATCACTCCACATGCCAACGATCTAAACTACACATATGGATTAGATAGGTTATATAGCGGTAGAGAGACGATATATATCGTTGAAACGAATACCGATCCAAACAATGTCACAATGGAGCCGGTCTTTAAAATTAAAACATCTCCGGGAGACGATGACCTTATAATTAGTATCCGAAAGGTAGATTGGATATTTCGCTTAGATCCAGATCCGCTTAGCGGAGATATGACATTTCTTCCCGAAGACGGCGGGGATAGAAATATTATTTTTGCTCCAAACCTCCCATCTTTGAGGGTTTATGAAAAATTTGACCCATTTGGATGTATGTACCTGATAGCTCACGAATATGATACTAACGCTCATGAAGTTGAGGGCGAAGAGAATCTCCTTCTCGGTGGCGAGGTTTTAATTCCTACCTCGGCGGACCCCATTAATCCAAACGTACTAGCCTCAACGACATTACTACCACATTCTCCGTTGAATATATTGGATGGTAATTTTGGAACGGCGTGGCAAAGCGAGGGAATGGGCTCGATGGAATATTTGTGGATCGACTTTGAAACGGATAAACAGATCGTGGCGCTAGATATATGGCCTGTGACGGGAGGAATTCAAGACGTCGCCCTAGACGTATATATTGGAAGTATCCCCGATCCGAAAGACGATAGTATGTGGCTAGAGGTGGATATAAAAACATATGCAGATCAAGAAGCCGGATTTGAAAGGAAGAGTTTTGGAAATATAAACAAGGCTAGGTACTATAGAATTCGTTTTTTAAATGATCCTGGAAATGGAAGAAAGATGGTGAGGGACATGAAATTTTACGAACCGTACATATTGACCGCATAGATATTAGTTTGGTAAAATGATGAATGGGAGAATAAAATGGCGATAGGAAATACGAATTTAAATTGGCTGGTAGAAAACGATGAGCTTACCGGCTCGCCGTTATCTTCCCCAACGACGCCCGCTGGGAATTTAAACGTTCCCCTGAATGAATTATTGCAGAACGATATAAATCTACAGGGGCAGATAGACGCGATAGTCGGCGCCGGGAGTGGACCTTCTACGTTCACCGAACTTACGGATACGCCATCGAGCTTTACGAATAATCAAATTTTAGAGACGACCGGAAGCTCGGTTATTTCGGTCCCCAAGGCGACGGGATATAATAAAAACACGGGGACTACGGCCGGGACGATCGCCACGGGAGATCACGCGCATGTAAAGGCGGATATTTCTGATTTTGCCCACACCCATGTTTTAGCTGACATCACAGATTACGATCCTAGTGTTCCTACTAGATTAAGTGACGGCTCACATCTTTTTTATACTCGTGCAGGAAAATTTATTAGAGTGGGAAATTATATCACCAGCGTCTACACAATCGCACAAATAAATTTTACTAACCCAGAAGATAGTTTTACTTATGAGTTGGAGGTGTATGGGTATCCTCCTGGAACCTTCGGCCTTTTTTCGAGAAAAACTTACAGCAACAGAATAACATCCAAACAAGAAAACGGAACCTCAACAGCTTACTTAGATATAGTGACCGGTCCCTCTTCAACCGACATAGTGAAAAATGTGTCTTCTGGGGAATCCTACGGGACCTATGAACTTAACTCAGCCATTGATACAAATCCGACTATGAGCATCTACACGGCAAATACGTTTTCACAATTAAATATAAATACATCCATTACGAACCTCTACATAAACACAGTGGATACTACGGAAATTCTTTTTAGACTGCATGTATTTGCAGAAGCGAATACGGGCGATGGGGATGTGTCTATTGTACCACTTGGCGTATAGGAGGTAAATGATGGATTGTTTTGTTTTAGATTCAGATGGGCGTGTTTCTGGGCGGGAAAAAGTAACTCAACCGGACAACATTAAGTACATATCTGTGAGAGAGCACCCCTATCCTCAAAATTTACAGGCCCCCGTATGGATAGATGGGACGTGGAAGGAGGGGGCCACAAAACGGCAGATAAATGAACAAAGAGAAGTACGACTTAAGGAGTATAAACTACGGGATATAAAAACTGCCAAGGAACAATGTGAGCATTTAATAAAAATACTATTTCCAACCATATACCATGAATTCAATCTTCTCAGAGAAAACCCGAACGACCCAAGATTCAAAATTCTAGACGATCTTCGGGCCGTCTCGAACGATATAGAAAAAAAGATCGAGGCTTGTGAATCCATGGAAAAATTACAGGAAATCGATATTCGAGAATTATTCCGAAAGGATGAAAGAGCCCAAGATGAGAATGGAAAATTTATAGGGGATATTAATGACGATACCAAATAATAATCTATCTTGGCTGGTAGAAGAAGATAAATTAACGGGGTCCCCGAAGGGCTCTCCGACTTTGCCCGCAGGGAACTTAAACGAACCTCTCGCCGAACTCCTACTTAATGATCAAGATTTACAGAGTCAAATAACCGCTATAGGGGGAGGGGGAGCTTCTACGTTCGCCGGACTTACGGATACGCCCGGGACCATAGGGAATGGGATTGTGACGGGAAACGGATCGGCACTTTCTTTTTCGCCAATAGGAACCGGCGTCGCAACTGGCAATGGATCATCACTATCCTTTTCTCCAGCGCAATCAGCGCATAATAAACCTTTTGGGGCTACGGCTGGAACGGTTGCTATGGGGGATCATAGTCACCCTCATTACGAAAATAGCCATACATTTGGACACAAGAGCGACTTCTTTGCTACTAATTCCAAAATTTATACGCATTCGGCAGGGTTACAACACATATTAGATATAGGTGGAATAAATTCGCAGCTATGTAGTCCACATTTAACTCTATCGTCACTCACCCCATTAGGTTCCCCAGTTAATCTTTACGCCAAGTTTGTTATATCGTGGTTTTGGAACTTTTGTTGGGTTCGACCTATAGAATATGAACTTGTAAATTCTGCAGCACACCCAACAGCGGAAATAAGATTCCTCGTACATTCTACGTCTGATTACGCCACCTTTATATTTTCCTTCAATGAAATAGTTAATGGAGTTCAAAAATCTTCTAGCGTTCCGGGGGGAAGCACACTTCTTGAAAAGATAGGGGTTTGGGTTCAGTTTTCAGACGTTAACTCTGCGCCCGGTACAACCTTTAGTGCAAAGTTTGAAGAAATGGGATTGAGTAATACGACCCCATCATCAACCTCTGCGAACATAAATTTTATAGTGTAGTTTTTTGGAGGATAAGTGAACGAAAAACAAAAAGTATCCACCTTTACCCAAATGTTATTGGATGAAACTAATTCTTACGTATCATTTAAAATTACCACCATTTTAGAACCATATGAACAAATGAATTTAATTAGGGAAGGAAGGACAGATGATTTTAGATTCAAAGTCCTCGATGATCTTCGCTCCGTCTCGAACGACGTGGAGAAGAAAATAAAAAAAGCGAAAACGATAAAAGCGTTAGAAAAAATAGACGTAGATGAATTATTCCGAAAGGATGAAAGGCTCATAGGCGATGACGGAAACTTTATTCCCGATACATTAAAAGAAGAAAGAGAAAGTCATTAATTACACCTCTATAGAATATTTGAAGGGGAAGTATATCGAAGAAATAAAAAAGATTAGTTCAGAATTAATAGAAAAAGCATTTCCGTTATATAGGCAGGTAAACGCCTTGCGAGAGAATCCCAAGGACGAGCGGTTTAAAATCGTAGACGATATTCGAGCCATTTCGAATGAACTTGAGGCGGAAATAAATAATTTTGAGACACGCGAAGAACTCCTAGCTTTTAAAACGAAGGAGAAGCTCCTAAACGATGAAAGACTAAAGGGGAAGATTTAATATGGATGGTGGAAAGAAATAAGGAGATTTTATGCCGTTACCTAATACCACACTTTCATACATCGTCGCGGGTAATAAACCTATAGCGGCCAACTCCCAAGGATCGGGCGCAGGCTTAGTTAACGCTCCGCTGGTGGAACTCTTAGCCAACGACGCGTTCCTTCTCCAGGAGATCGAAAACGTCGCAAACTCCACGAATACAGCCTATATAACCCTTTCGGACACGCCGTCATCATACTCCGGCGATTCGAATAAATTTGTTAGGGTAAAATCGAGCGTCGATGGATTAGAACATATAACGATAACTCCAGCTCTTATTGGCGCTTCGAACGCGGGACATAATCACGATACTGTCTATGAACCACTAGGAGCTCCGAATGCGACCGATAGTAAGGGTGTGCAAGGTCGAGGTGTTTTTGTCGTTAACGGAACATTCAACGTTCCAGCCGGCATAACGAAGCTCTTAATTTATATGATAGGCGGCGGTCAAAATAATTGTGGAAGCGGTGGTGCTGGATTGAGCGGACTTCTAACCGTATCCGGAACCGACGTTCTTACGATCACGATAGGTCTCGGAGGAGGAACAGGTGGAGATACCATAATGACATCGTCCACCCAAGGCGGAACTATTATTGTCCCCGGAGGAGGTTCTGCTTCTTCCTTAACCACGTCTTTAGGTGGACTATCTAAGTTCATTTCAACTATAGGCGGAACTCCCGGATCTGGCCAAGGTGGGGGCTGGGCCGGAGACGGAGGAGGCGCTTCCGGCGCCGGAGTTTACGGCGGAGCTGGAGGAGCATCGGTTGGAGACGGGAGTGGAAGGGATGGGGTTTTTTTTGGGGGAGGTGCGGCTGATGGTGAGGCTGGGGCCAACGGAGTCGTTGTCATAGAATATTAGGAGAGCATATGATCGATGAAAAAAAATTAAATGAAATATTTAGTGATGAAGAGGTCGTAGGGATATATGAAGTTGACGCAAGAGGGAATATAATTCGAAAGGGGTTTTCCGATAAATCGTACGCATCGGCATGTAAAGAAAAAATAGTCTTCGATGAAATTCCGCCGCATATATTTAGAGGAATTTGGAATGGCGAGGAATGGGAAGAGGGCGCGTCTGATGATTACATAGAACTGGCATTAAACTCCTGTAAAAAAAACATGATTCGTTTTTTAAAAAACGCATATAAAACCAAGATCGAATCATTTTTTCCCGCGCACGCTCAGTTCAATGTTATTCGTCGCGGAGAAGAAAAGGAAGATGAAAGATTTGTTCGTTTAGAGAAGTTGGCGGCAGAATGTAACGACCACGAGATCACGATAAAAGATGCGAAAACCACGAACGACCTCATAGCGGCTAAAAAGAAAGCCTTGGACGAAAACCCATCCCTGGGAAATGCGGGGACGGCAGAATTAAAATCTTCTTCCGATATCATTGAATTGTGGTCAGACCATAATATAACCTAACTCATGCCTGAAAAAGAATTATTAGTCGGAAAAAGTATTTCGCTCGTTAATGAGAGGAAGAAGACCGATGTGATCGGCGACCCCGTATATAACGAAAATTACGTATATATTCCGCTTGGCTCCGAAGGCGTCGGTATATTAGAATTCAACTCCTCTTCTGATTATAAGGAGGTCGGGCGTTGGGGTTCTAAAACGAATGTTTTCGATTCGGAAACCCCGCCTTTCAGAGATACCATTTATATTTCCGATCTGGAGATCGATGGAGATTATATATTCGCCTATGACCTTAACCGCCCGATCATCTACGTACTAAAAATATCCGGCGAGAATCTTTTTTATAGCAACTTTATAACCACTCCAACAGATTATGATGATCGCCCCAAGGCGAAAGAAAGAAAGAGCGAATTTCTTAGACCTTTTTTTTTAGATGATAATAGGCTTAGATATATTTATGCGGCAGAAATACAAAAAATATTTATTTCGCAAAATGATGAGGGGAGCTTTTTTAATTCGGTACATTTTCGTGAAGTTGATTATATTTCCAATCCGACAAACTTTTCAGTTTTAAATAAGGTCGGTGGGAATTTCGTTTCTTTATCTAACTTTGAGGAAATTTCTATCCTTCCAAAAACATCGGGGAATGAGGCAAATATAACTCCGACAAACGATATACTTAAAAGGCAGGAAGTGTTCTTCGGGAATATAATCCCCTTGGATTTCTTTTCCGATCAAGATGGAACTAACGCGATACTAGCGTTTTCATATAATTTACAAAATGCTTCTACCCTTTTTGATGGGCTAGAGAATAGAATCTATTTGGCAAAAATAGCCCTTAATGGTAATCCGAATTCTATAACTTCTAATTCATTCTCATTAAATCTCGGGGCTTCGGAAAATAGTTTAACGAACTCAGTATCCGATGTCTTAATTTTTGGCAACGGAGTATATTTGGCATTGGGGGACTCGTTTTTAAAAACCTTTAACATCGGCGATTTATCGACCGTAACTAGCACCATAAGTTTTAATGGTGAAAAGATACTAGGGTTACAAAAAACTTCTGCCAATATATTCGTTTTAAGTAACGATGGTGTTAATTCTTTCTTGAGAATATGCACGCAAAACCCGGATTTTTCTCTCAACGAGGTAAAAAAAATAACCGCCGATATTAGTGTGGATCGAGCGTTTTTAAAGCCCGACGGGTCTATACTTCTTTTTGCAAAGGATCAGATATACGCTCATTCATATTCTGATAAGGTTATTGTTATTTCACAAACAGAATTAGAACAAGCTTTGAGACCGTTTAAAAGACCGGGGTGGTTCACTACTCCGATAATGAAAAATCCAGAATTTAAAGCTATGTGCGATGGAATAGTTAGGGCAAATACCAACGTCAACGCCTCGGAAAAAGTGGAGATTTCTCAGAACGGGACATTGCCCGACTTAACTAGCTCATATAACCATTCGAACGGAATACAAACCATAACAATATTCCCAAAAAAAACCGAGCTCTATAAATCGAGCCTCTTTAAAAGCGTGTGGGGAAAATTATTCGAAGAGTCCTACGGTATATTGGGCGGACTCGATGTATCATTAAACGGAAATACCATGACGATCGGCCCCGGAACATTCATACATTCAGAAGAAATATACGAAAGCGATGCGGACGAAACGGCAGATGTTAGCGGGGCCGTAAATGGGTCACAAGTCTATTACGACGGAAACGTTTTCGCCTTTAGCTTAAACGGAGGTCTAAGTAATTCGGTCATCGTAGCGACGTATAATTCTGGCGCCTGGATTATGACGAGAAAACTAGGTCTTTCTCCCATAGTTTTAAGCAATACATTAAATCGCGTTTTTCTAAACGAATCCGGTGTAGTCGAATTTTTTTAACAATATTTGCCTTTTCTACCGACCGATGATATAATATTAGCCATGGGAATATTAGAGCAAAAACCACAAACCGAAGTGGAAAAAAAAGAAGTCGATATGATTGATCCGGTTACTAGTAAGAAGTTTATATGGGAGTCAAAAAAGGGGCAGTATTTTTTCATCACACTATTCGTGGTTATTTTACTCGGAATTGGAATGTCGTATTATGGAGTCTATAAAGCGGACCTAATTACAAAGATCGTCTCATTGGGCGTTGTTTTTGGAATGGGGCAGGTCGGGCAGGATTTCTTTCAATGCGCAGCCAAGTGGAAAGGAAAATAGTGATTTGGGTAAAAAAGAATTGGGCCAGAATGCTCTGGTTTTTGGGGATCGTAGTTGCGGTGATTGTTGGTATTTTTGAGATGTTCTTAAAGTTCGATCAGAGCCGTATATCGAAACGCCTAAAAGATAACAAAGAAAAATTAAAGAAAAACGAAAAAAAGATAAGACAAATAGAAGTTAGGGATGCTATCTTAAAGGAGCGCGAGAATGCGCTCGATAATAAAGAGGAAACTATCGAGAGGGATTTTAATGAAGGGGTCAAAAAAGCTAAAAAGAAATTTGATCTAAAAAACGAAGAAGATAAGAAATTCTTTGATCAACTTGAAGGAAACTTAAAAAGCGGGTATAGAGAATCTGTATCCTCTGAATTAGGGATAAAAATAACAAAAATATAGAATGAAACAATCTTTCGTATTCCTATTGATTCTTGGAACGGCACTATTTTCTGCCCCCCCTTCTCAGGAAATAAATGTCACCGAGTTGACTAAGGAATACGAACTTAAAGAGAAGCCCGGGGTTAAAATTGGCCCCGGGTTTTTCCTTTCTACAAAAGATTACGATAAACTCCTTTTGAGTGCGATACGAGATAAGAAGAAAATAAAGCTACAAGAAAATGAAATAGATTATTTAAAAGAAAGAAATGAATTATATAGGGAGAGAGATAAACTCCTTAAAGAAATAAAAGAAGAGAGAGAAAAAATAAAGAAGGAAAGAGAAGAAAACTTTAAACTCTATAAGGATATCGTTAAGGAAAATAAAGCTCTTTACGAAGATAATGAAAGAATGATGGAAAAACAAGTAGCATATCAGAGAAGAAAGGCGCGATTCTACCGCAGGATATTATTTACTGGAGCCATTATGGCGGTTGGACAAAACTTAAAATTAGATGTTTTTAAAATAAATTTCTAGTAACGGCCCTATAGAACCCCTGTTATAATATTCATGTAACGACTATTATACGGGGGTTTTTTCATGCCTTTTACAGAAATTATTACTGAACAACTTATAGAAGAAAAGGAAGCAGAATCATATACGATCAACGAAAACGTTGCTTCTTTTAAATGCCTCGTATTCGATCCCGCTGGAAATGATGATGAGCTGGTGATCGCCGATAACTCCGATCTAACCCATAAAGGGAAATTTTTTGGAGTAGCGAAAGTTTCCGGGACTTCGGGGAATAAGGTTATGGTTCAGGCATTTGGAGAAATGGAAAATTCTGGGTGGTCTTGGGGAACAATGTGGGGCAGGCTTTATTACGATTCCAATGGCGATATCACCGACGTCTACCCATCCGGAGGAGATCACGTCCAGATCATAGGTAAGGTTATGAGTCCAACCAAGATATTCCTTAACCCGGAAGCGGCGATGTCTCTATAGGGAGCTAAAATATGGCTGAAAGAAAAATAACCGCGCTTATAAACGGGTCGCCCGATATTCCCGGAGCTAGCGACGATTATACCGTTGCTGGAAAAAATATTACCAATATTGCCAATGTAGATGCCACCGATACCAATCTGGACGGACACGCGGTAAACGCTAAATCGGTTAGGGACTATGTTCTTGGAAATATAAATTCGATTATAAGTACAGAGATCGTTGATAACCTAGAATCGGACGACTCGAGCAAAGCTTTGGCGGCTAGTCAGGGAAAGGTATTAAAGGAGCTCGTAAACTTTTTGGCTTTCGACGAAGTCGTAAATTTAGACGCCATGGTCGTATCGGCGGCATCCGAAGACGATAGTACCGGAAAAAAATATCTCGTCGTTTCAGATGCTAATAATAGTGGGAATAGTACGATATATAGATGTAATGTAAATGTATCCGGGGGAGAGACTACATACCTTGGAAATGAAGCGGCATTTGATGAATTGCAAAAATTAGATGTGCAGGTATTAGAGACGGAACTTTCGAACGCTTTAAATTCCACGAGTACAACCGCCGCATTGAATTTACTAGGGGCAAAGACCTTACAAGATACAAAGGCTAATAAAGTATCTGGGGCTATATTGGGAAATTTTGCCGGCCTAGATGGGACTGGGGATATAACGGACTCTGGGAATAAGGCATCCGATTTTGAAGCGGCCGGAACCGTTACTACTCATGAATCAACATTCGATCACTCGCTTCTTCATATACAAAATTCGGATACATCTTTAGACGACGGCAACCCGAATCAAGTAACTGCGGCAGAATTAAGAACGCACGTCGATGACGTTACGAGGCACAGATTAATTAATGATTCTGCTGCTGGAAACACCGATCTTTGGTCTGCTGCTAAAATGACGGCAGAATTAGGGATAGTAGATGGTAAAACGAAAGAGATCGGGGTGCAAATAATCGAAATTACGCAACCCATACTCGATCAAAAATATATTTCATTAAGCCAGTCTATATTTGGACCATCTTATGTGTTAGTATGGATAGTGAATGGATTTATGCAGGTGAATAAAAAGAATATAACAGCGGAGTCTGGAGCAACAACTGGGAATTACGAAATAGATGCTAATAACATGGATAGGTTATATATCGTTGACGCTAATGCCGGAGAAGATAATGGAAATGAAGCGCATACCGGTCTCGACGGACCGACGCTCGGGCAGAAGGTTGCCGTTGTTTATTGGTACTAAAAAAAATCAAAGGAGATAGAAAATGGCACGTAAGGGAAATATAACAGAATTAGACGGCGGAACATTCGCCGGAGCGACCGCGATCACCATCGCAGCCGATAGTTTACAAATTAGTTCGGATTGTAATTCCGGAGATGATCCGGTAAGGCTTTCTTATCTACAAGCTAATTATGAGGGTGGCGGAGGAAACCAAACCGCCGCCAACATGACGCTATCCGGAGATTTAACGGTTAACGGCGGAAATGTAACTTATGGAGCGGATACTACCGTCACGATTACAAATTCCGCGACCGCCTATCAAATCACAGATGGGACCGATGTTATGATGACTATCGACTCGTTGAATTTAGATACAACCCTTAAGGGGGATCTAATTGTTCAGGGTGGCGATATCGATGTATCGGGAGAGGCTTCTCTTATCACCATCAAGGATCTCGATGCTACATCATTTGTTATTTCTGATGGAACGAATACATTTCTTTCTATCAATTCCTTGGCCAACACATTCGACATCGGGCAGGCGACCACGGTTACCGGAAATTTTGATGTAACCGGCGCATCGACCGTAAGTTCCACATTAAATGTTACCGGGCTCACGACCATAGGATCATTGAGTTGCGGTGGAGCCGCCACTATATCGGGAGCTCTAACGATTCCCAATGGCACTATTAATGCCACCACCGCCGCCAACACGATGAATATTATAGATAATACAGCGGGCGCTTTTGCCTTCACCGCAGGCGGAATTGGAAATCTTTTAGCCCTAGATACAACTAACGCCGCAGAGAAGGTTTCTATCGCCGGAGGCGCGACCCTAGAACTTCCATCGGCGTTAACGAACTCGACGAATCAGACTTGGACATTAAACGATCATCAGGCAGCCTCCATGTCTATCGATACGGCCGGCAAAGCGGGATTATTAGCCTTTAATACTACGAATTTATCCGAAGCCATTTCGACCTCTGGGAATTTTTCAGTATCTGGAACCTCGACGTTGACGGGAAATGTACAAGCCTCCGGAGATTTGACCGTTAACGGCGATATGGATATGAGCAATGGCGCGTCGACCTTCGCTCTAATAGATAATACCGCCGCAGCTTTGGATTTTAAGTATGGGGCGACGAGCCTCCTTCTTTTAGACAGCACCAACGTATCTCCTACGGTCACCGTCGGAGGCGATCTTACTGTTACGGGGGATTTAGACATAGCTGGTACGGTGACCACAACGAGCACAGCCAACGTTACCATCAAAGACGCCATTATTAAGTTGGCCGATGCTAATACTAATACGGCTATAGATTTTGGAGTGGCTGGACAATACGGAGCTTCCGCTTTTGCTGGAATGTATTTCGATTCCTCTGCGTTAAAATTCGAATTTAAGCACGGGTCAACTTCTGATCCTGCTACTGGAACCGGTATACCGGCAACGGGATCTAAGTCTGTCATCGTCGCAGATTTAGAAGGAAATGCTACGACCGCGACGAGCGCGACGAGCGCGGGTTCCGCGACGAATGCGACTAATTGGACTGGAGCCGATTTTAACTCTGAGACTGAAGTGGCCGGAGACGTCTTAGTTTCCACCGGGACTGTTTTTGAGCGCCTTAACGTGACCGCCTCCACTCTTTTAGGAAGGTTAGATACCGGAAACAACGTGGCCGTCACTCCAGCGAATTTAATTAATAAGTTCTCCTTGGGTTGGGTCATCGAAATTCATAAAATTGACGCAGCCGCCTTTACAACTAACAACGGATTTTTTGATCTTAACGGCGAACCGATCGATCCCAAAACCGTTCTTATGTGGTCTCTTGGCGGATCTATGCAGATTAGTGGGTATTGGGATGACGTTGATACCGGGTCTCCGGATTACACGATCGGAGACGACGCCGGCGGCGGAGATTTAAATCGAGTCTTTTTTAAGGACTTCGACCATACTTCGAATGGCGGCGCTAATTGGGCGTTAACCCCTCTATTCTCTGGAAACATCGCTCTTAACGATGTCTTCATGGTAATGTATCAAGGTCCTGTAGCTTAGGGTAGGTAATTAATAACGAGCCGGAGAACCAAGCTATTGTGTTCTCCGGCTTTATGATGTAAAATAGTATTATGTCAAGAAAAAGTTCAAGAACTGAAATAGGCGACCTTTATTACTTTAAAAGCGTTTCGGTTTCTGGCGAAACGAATATAGAGGCGGATACCGTAGATGATACGTTAACCTTCACGGAAGGGCATCATCGGGTTAATCTTACGACCACCCCCGCATCGGATGCTTTAACCATAGGGCTTTTAGATCACGCTGTAACTTCGAAGAGCGGAGCGTACACTCTAACATCTAGCGACGATGTTGTTATATGCGATACGTCTGGAGCCGACTTTTCTTTAACTCTACCGACGGCTGTGGGAATAGGTGGAAAAAGATACTTCCTTAAAAAGGTCTCTGGCGATTCAAATACGTTGACGCTAGACGGTGACGGCTCCGAAACCATAGACGGTTCAGCTACGTGGACAACCACGACTCAATATGCCGGCGTTACCGTAATGTCGGACAATACGAATTGGATTATTTTGAAGTAGTTTAAAGGATGTCTCGCATAGGGAGCCTCCTTATTCCAGACTGCAAAAATCTTTTATTTCCGTACCAACTTTTATTCCCCTCGTCGTTATACATTTCAAGGTAATTTAAAGCCCTTTGGACGTTAAATAGGTAGGCAAAATTCCGGTCATTAAATTCTACGTCCGGGTCATACCCGTCTTCTATTAACTCATCCAACATATTTAAGGTACTAGGGCCAACTCTCCCGTCTACGATTAAATCATCGTCTATGCCAGGAAGAAGAATGTTTATTGTTCTTTGCAAAACCCTTCCAGCTCCCCTTACGCCGCCATGTATGACGTGGTCAAAATAATATTTTGTTAAGAGGGGAAATTCGGATAGTATATGGCACTTACTAGGAACCCAATATTTAACTTTATATATCTCCTTAGCTTCATCCAACGTTAGATCCCTTATACTAGTAGGGTCTAAGTACCCGAGACTATTTAAGTGCTCTTTATTGTAGTTGAAGGCGACACCATATTTAGTAGGTCCACCTCGATCATTCGGATTATTATAGTAACCAGATTCTAGCCCGACGGTGAATTCAAAGCAATCATTAAATAATTTTCCCATACATTTATTATATCTTCCAAGTATATTGAATGTCAAAGAATCATTTTAATTACTTTCCCGTGACTTTTTTGTTAATATATTGATATGGCAAATAATAATGTACCGACATCTTTAAGGGTTAATTCAAATGATGGAGTTAGTGCCTTTATATCATGGGAAATTTCGATTCCTACTGGCTATGAAGTAGAAGTCCATGCATCGGAGTCTAGTGGCGGAACGTATACGTTATATAAGACTGTTTCAGCTAAAACCGATAGGACGCAAGTAACTGGGACCTCTGATCAATATGTAAAAGTTAGAAGTAAGCGTATATCGAACGGCGAACTATCGCTCTTCACCTCGCCTCCCGCCTATCTATCTAGAACTGCCGATGATACCATGAATCTCCCGGAGGAATTGCAATCGGTCGGAAGCAGCATACATCTAAACACTTCGGTCGCCTCCATAAATTTTGATGATGGCGGAGATTGGGTTGATATTTTAGAATGGACGGATATCCCAAGATTTAGAAAAATATCATCGATGACGATTACCGTAAATAATTCTCCGGCTAACCCCGTCTATAGACTCGTTGAACAAACTAAAGAAATGCAGGTATACAAAGAAAAAATGGTTCCGCAAGCGATAACTTTACCGGCTTCTGGTTCAATTTTAAAATTCACCCCCATTGTACAAATTCAAAAAAATTCAAACTTTAAGCTACAGATTAAATGCAACAGTGGTGGCGCTAATAGCGGAAATTTTACGTTAGATAATTTAGATTACATCGATTACACCGTCGCCGGTTTTTAATAAAGGAGAAAAGAATGCCCAACACAAACGTCCCTACAAATTTACAGGTCGTTAATAACGATAAAGTAACGTCTACGGTTAAATGGGACTTGCCCATCGATCATGGTTATGTCACCGAAGTCCACCTATCAACGCAACCATCATCTGGCTTTACGCTTTTAGAAACAACCAAAGAATTAAAAACATTACTTCGAATTAATCGAACCGATGCTTTCTATATTAAGGTAAGGAGCAAAAGGATTAATGGAAGTTCTCTTTCCGCTTTTACTTCTACGCTTTTAGTCGACATGACCGACTCTAGTTCGGTAACGTCGCAAGATGTCGTCGCCTTAGGTGGAACAAAACACAGCTCTAAATCCCAAGCAGCGATTACATTTAATTCAGATGGGACGGCCAAGGAAATTCACCTTGAAAGTAATATCCCACACTTTAGAAAAATCGATTCGATCGTATATAACGTTGTGGATAATGGGACCGTTCCGGGAAACCCGCTCTATACTTTAAATACGAAGCTCATAGGAGAGGCAAGTTATTCGGCGATCTCTACGGCAGCACTTTCTTACACATCCGGCGTAGACGTTACCTTAACCTTTGATCCGCCCATTCAGGTAAAATCGAATAGCGACCTTCAATTAACAGTGACCGCTGATAATGGAACGGGCGCTTCTGCGACATTTGAAATGAAAACGATGTCGATCGTAGAATACTCTAACTCGCAGTTTTAATTAAAATGTTGTGGAAATCGAAGACTTTGATCTCACTTTGACTCATAATTATGACGAGCTTATTTTAGAGGTAAATGTAGAGAAAAGTAAAATAGACGGAAATATAGGCGTTTATGAATTAGAATTAAACTCTCCCGATGTCATCTTGGTGGCGGGAGAGTTATTTTTTTCGGAGTAAAATATGGCTAGTGAAGCTGCACAACAATTTTTTAGGGCTAGGCAAGGAGAGCGCTTTTCTATCCCCATGACACTTTCTAAGGTGGATGGGGAAAAACAAAGTCTTACCGATAAAACGATCGTGATCCGTATCACGGATATAAATAAAAACGAAGTCCTTTTTACTTATAATAGCGTTGATAATCCCGCAGAGATAGTTAAAGATCCAGATTGTGCTGCCAAATTTACCTTTAATTCTACGGCGGAGATGTCGCAAAATATAGGCGAATATATAATCGAGTTTGATATTTATAATGCTACAGAATCCTTTAAAAGAAAATTTTGGTTTGAGTTCGATATACTTGAAACTATTGAGGGCCTTCCAGATGGGCCAGCTATAAACCAACCACAGGGGGTATGGGCTTACGCGGTCATAAGTATAGTCGATGATATTCCAGCACTCCTAGCCTTAACGAATGTGCGAAAGGGGGGAGCTGCCTACGTTTTGGATATAGATGGAAACGGAAATTCTCATATAATGGTGGCCAGCAAAGACGACCCACTAGTTATAGGAGACTGGATAGACCTGACCCAAGATGGTATAGATGAGGGGATTGCTCTTGGAGATACTCTATATTTTTCAAAGGTGGTCGCCGATAAAACGTCGAGGGACGCTTTGCTTGGATTTAAAGCTGGGAAGTTTGTCCTAGTTCTCGACGACGATGGATTGGGAAATGCGAAATTATATTTCGCGCTAAAGGATCAAGATCAAATAACATCGGAAGCCGACTGGATCGACGTTGGTTTGTTTTCCGGAACTATTCCTGATGGCATTTCTGTGGTCGCCGATAAAGCGGCAAGGGACGCTTTGACCGGATTTAATGCCGGAAAGACCGTTCTCGTGAATGATCGTGGGGACGGAATACCAGCACTCTATATAGCGAAACTCGATGCTGCCTCTATTACAGGAGATAATGATTGGATCGACATCGCTTTAGAGGCGATCAATAGTATCCCGAGAACCTTTTTTGTAAAAAATGAAGCGGAAAGAGATGCCCTCCCTAATATGAAACGTGGGTCTTTCGTAGTCTCATATGACCCATTAGACGAAATGGCGTGGACATTATACGTGGCCCTTCAAGATTTGCCAACCCAAGACTCGCATTGGCATGATGTAATTTATGGGGCCTTGGATAAGGCTTACCTCGACATGAGTTCCCAGGTCGTTAATACGATCGCTGAAAGAGACGCCCTTATAAACTTACGTGCTGGAAAAATGGTTATGGTGGCAGACGTCGGGGATGGTACTTGGGGACTCTTTATGTCATTGGCCGCCGGAAACGGCGATTCCATATCTTGGTTTGATATTTTAGATGTAAACCATCGTTACTATACCAATTCCCAAGTAGACGCCATGCTTCTTGCCTATCCAAAGCTAATAAGAACATTCGTGGATATAGCAACAAGAAATGTTGATACCTCTGGAATCAGGGCGGGAGAACTAGTATTCGTTTCCTCTCTCGTTGGCGGAGGATTCGGTCTATACCTAGCAAAACAAAATAATCCGACCTTAAATTCGCACTACCACGATCTTACGGATTTAAATCATCTCTATTATACGAAGACTCAGGTCGACTCAACGCTCGCGGGATATGCCACACTTGCGGGAACATATTCGACGACCGACGCTGATAAT